TGGATGAGGGCTGGAATTTCGAGGTTCAGGGCAAGGCGCTGGAGGTCATCACGGCGCAGGCCAAGCAGAAGGTAGCCGAGTGGCTGTCGCCAGACTTCCTGGCCAGTCGCGTCAACGAGATCGAGGCCAAGGCTGGTGCCGAGGTCTCCGAACCGGCCAAGACGATGAAGGTCGTTGCCAAGCGGTTCGAGCTGAGCGAGACCGAGCAGGACGGAATCCTGGCCCACTTCATCTTCGGTGGGAGCCTCACGGCCGGCGGTATCGCCAACGCCATCACCAGTTTCAGCCAGACAGTGCCCAACGCGGAGCGCGCGGAAGCACTGGACAACGTGGCCCTGGCTGCGTTGGACCTGGTCGCCGCACAGCGGTGAGCCACCCGAGCCGGCCGCAGACCTTGCGGCCGGCTCGCTGGGGTCGGGTGTCCCACGGCGGGACGAGGCGCGATCAGCGCCAGGTAGCGGGTTCGACTCCCGTCCGATCCACGCAGTACCGCCCGACAGAACAGGAGGGCCACGGTGAAAGTCACCGGGCAGATCGAGTACGAGGACGGCTCCACCACGCAGTTCGAGATCTCCAGCGAGAGCGACTCGAACTGGGTCCAGTGGGCCAGCGACCCGACCGCGACCGCTGGCCGGTCGTGCGACGTGCTGGACGCCCTGTCCCGTGCCGTCAACGAGACGGCTGCCGATGCCGAGACCAACGAGGACGGATCATGACGGATTGTCCGATGACGCCTGACGAGCTGCTGGAGCTGTACCGCCGGCACCCGGACGGCGTGGTGGACGTGGACTACAGCGTGCTGGCCACCTGGCCCGCGCTCGCGGTTGGGCAGGCCGACGACCTGATCGCAGAGGCGCCGAACGAGCTGCGCGTCTGGATCAGCCGCGTCGCGCTGGCCGACATGTCCGAGGAAGCCTTTTCGCCCGGTGACCCGATCGGTTCGCTGGAGTGGTGGCGCAACGACCGGTGGGAACAGGTCCCGTTGGTGGTGTGCGAGCGGTGAGCGCCCGGCGCCGCAAGCGCGGCTTCCTCGGCCGCCTGTTTCGTGCCCTGGCACGCCACCTGTGGCGCAGAACCAAGCGTGGCGCGAAGGCCAGGGCCAAGCGGGTTCGCGCCGCAGCGAGGCGAGCGGCTGGCCCGAAGGTGGTCCGGAACGCGGCCAGCGAGTTCGGCCGCAAGCGCAAGCCGTCCGACCCGCTACCGGTCCGCACGGTCGTGCCGCCCGAGGTGCGCGAGCACCCGAAGTTCCAGGCCACGGTCGGCATCCACACGTTCCTGTTCACGCTGCATCCGGACGACGAGATGGACGACGAGTCACTGACGCTGTACGCCCGGTCGGCCGCCGTGCAGAACTACGGCGTGCCGGCGATGACGTGGGAGATCCACCAGATCGTGCCGATGAACGGCCCAGCCCGGCTGGCCGTGCCCGAGACGCTGTACCTGACTGGAGGTCTGCTATGACGCACGAGATCACCGCGTCCAGTGGTGCCAAGATCACCGTGGAGAAGATCGGCCCGGACCGCGCGGCCGAGATCCTGGAGCACCACAACGGCCGCAACCGTTCCCTGACCGCGAAGACGACCGGCAAGTACGTCCGGGCGATCGAGGCCAATGAGTGGCCTTTCCTCGGTGACCCGATCCGGTTCGACAGTAAGGGCGACCTGCTGGACGGCCAGCACCGCCTCGCGGCCGTGGTCGAGACCGGCATCGTGATCGAGTTCGTGGTGATCCACGGCATCGACACGGACACGCAGAAGTACATGGACGGCGGCCGGGTCCGGACCGCAGTCGACCAGCTCAAGATCGAGGGGATGGGCAACGCGCCCAGCGCTGCGGCGATCGCCTCCTGCGCGATGCGGTGGGACCTCGGTGACGTGCTGGCCCAGAACATCAAGTTCAGCACGTTCGAGATCGTGGACTGGGTGGAGGAACACCTGGACCAGGTGGAAGTGGCCGTGCAGTCGGCCAACCGCGTCCGGCAGGCGGTCGGGTCCACCATCTCGATCATCGGCGCGGCGCACATCATGGCCACCCGGATCGTGACCGGCTCGGTCATCGATGAGTTCTTCAACGGACTGATCACCGGGGCGAGCCTGGATGTCGGCTCGCCCATCCTGACCCTGCGGGAGACCGTGCAGCGCAACAAGCGCGAGGGCACGCTGAGCCGCAGCAATGAGCTGTGGTACACGACGCACGCCTGGAACTGCTGGCGCCTCGGGAAGTCGATCCACAAGCTGCAACTGCCCCGTGGGTCCGAGCTGACCGCAGACAAGCTGAAGCTGAGGTGACGTGATGCCGCTGAAGGACTACACCACGGTGGTGTCCGCCCACCGCACGGTGGGCGAGATCACCGAGCTGCTGGTCAAGGCCGGCGCTCGCGGTGTGGCGCAGGAGTTCGACACTGACGGCCGGATCGTGGGCCTGGAGTTCGCTGTGGTGCTCAACGGGGAGGCGCTGCGCTACACCCTGCCAGTGCGGGCGTCGGCCGTGCAGGGCGTGCTCGTGCGCCAGCGTGTCGACCGCAAGTACCAGACCAACGAGCACGCGGAGCGTGTGGCCTGGCGGATCATGCGCGACTGGGTGGCCGCGCAGCTCGCGATCATCGAGACACAGATGGTCACGTTCGACCAGGTGATGTTGCCCTACCTGCGTACGGACGACGGCTCCACCATGTTCGAGCGCTACGTGGCCCAGCGGGCGCTGTCCGCCTGACAACAGGAGATCATCATGCCGAAGATCGAGATTGACCTGGACGAGCTGTTCCCGGAGTCGCAGTACGACCCGGAGATTGACGAGGTACGCCCGGTGGGCCTGCGGGACCTCGTGATCCGCGCGGCGGCCGACAAGCTGGTCACGCAGTACGGCCGCGAGGCGCAGACCGCCATCGGTCACGTCATCAACGAGGTCGTCACCCAGCAAGTGCGCAGCGTCGTCATGCAGGCCATGGCGCAGCCGATCCAGCGCACGACCCGCTGGGGCGAGCCGACCGGCGCCGCGACCACGATCCTGGAGATCGTGCGCGAGAAGCTGGACGAGTTCGTCACCGCCAAGCCGACTCGCCGTGACGAGTTCAACGGCCGGCGCAACGCCGCGAACAACCTCACCGAGCTACTGGAGGACATCGTGCGCGCGGCGATGACGCGCGAGCTGTCCGGCGCGGTCAAGGAAGCGCGGCTGACCGTGGCCGCGAAGGTGCAAGAGATCCTGGCCACCGAGCTGCCCAAGGCGCTCGCGCGGTGAATCCCTGGTCCCGCATCGAACGCCACGCCCGGAACCGACGCCGGGCGTGGCGTGCCGGCCGGATCACGCTCGTCCTGCTGTCCGTGGCCGTCCTGGTCGCGGTCGGTCTCGCCTACTGGAGGTGAATTGATCGTGAGCAAGCTCGTGCTGACCGCACCCGACCTAGCCGGCGGGCTGTGCTCTCAAGTAGATCCGGACCTGTGGTACCCGGAGAAGGGTGGCAGCGTCTCCGACGCCAAGGCCACCTGTCACCGCTGCCCGGTCGAGGGAGCGTGCCTGGCGTACGCCCTGGAGCACGACGAGCGGTTTGGGATCTGGGGTGGCATGTCGGAGCGGGAGCGCCGCAAGCTGAAGTCCAACGCGGACCTGGCCGGATAGATTGACCCTTGTGCCCCGTTCGTCAAGGGGGGTACATTGTCGTCATGACTTCCCCGGCTGACCTGAAGCCCACCGACCGCGTAAGCATCCTCTACGGCCGCCCCGGCACCCTGGCCACGCTGTACGTCGGCACCGTGCTGGAGGTCGAGCCCGGTCGGGTCATCGTCCAGAGCGACGGCGACCGGGGCACCGCGCTCGCGGTCGGCCTGCTTCGCCAGTCCATCCGGTCGATCGAGGTCAAGCCGCAGCCGCCCGTGTGCGTCAAGTTCGTCGGCACCGGTTCGCGCTGCACCGAATGTCGCTACCGGAGGGACTTCCACTGATGGACGAAGGCGATGCGGCCGTGGCGCAGGCCACCGTGGCGCAGGAGTCGGGCCGGTATCCGTGGGTGGCGCGCTGCTCGTGCGGCTGGCGCTCCGGCCGTGGCTACGTCGCGCCTCATGCGGCGCAGATCCTGGCCGACGAGCACAGCGACGGGCACAGCCAAGCGACAAGAGATGGCCACTGATGAGCACCACGTTCTTGCCCGAGCTGCCCGAGAGCTTCTCGTGGCAGCTCTGCGCCGAGGACAGCCACGAGGTGACCGGCGACTACTACGCGGAGTCCGACGCGGTTGAGGCGCGAATCTGGCACGAGGCCGGCGACGCGCCGGAGATCGTGCTCAAGCGGACCGGCGACCACGGCCACTGGGGAGCCGAGGGCTTGCGCAAGTGGGCGATCGACGGGCCGTGCCCGGCTGGGCTGATGGAGTGGGAGCAGTTCGAGACGCTGTCCGAGGTCTCGCGCCGCATCAAGCTGACGACAGGAGACTGATATGCGGATTCCGTGGCGCCGCCACAAGAATGCGGCCGTGACGCTCTTGACCACCCTGGGTGGCGTGTCTCGCCAGGAGGCCGCTGACCGGGTAGCCAACAACGGCGCACTGCTGGACGACATTGCCGCTGGCGTGCCGATGGACGAGGCGCTGCGCAGGCTCGTCGCCCGTCGCGAGGCCCAAGGCGGTCCATCGTGAGCGACTGGGACGAGCTGATCACGGTCGACTGGGACGAGCAGGAACGGCGCTGGCGGGTGGCAAGTCGATCTTCCGTGGATCAGCCGTGGGTCAGCTACGAGGGTGCTGAAGCGGAGCTGGCCGAGCTGTTGGCCTTGGCACACGACGTAGCGACGGGAGGAGATTAGGCCATGACGACGCTGAACGATCAGATGCAGGTTGACCACGTCATCCGGATCAACCCGCATGGCGAGGTTGACGAGGGCAACGTGCAGGGCGTCTATGCGCCCGAGCTGCACGTGGGCTGCGACGAGGACGGCCAGGTGCTACCGGAGCACGACCGGCAGTTGATCGAGGATGCCGGCGCACAGGGCTGGACGCTGCTGGCCGGCTGGACCGGACAGTCCGGCTACAACGGGCCGGTCATGCACCCGAGTGAGTTCGTGGGTGGCCAGCTTGAGGACCACATCCGGGAGACGCCCGGTCTGTACGTCGCGGTGGTCATTGACACCGAGGACGAGAAGCCGGCCGGCTGGGCGATCGCCTACCGGGAGACATAGCAGCCCGGCAATCCGCTGGGGTGAAAGATCGACAACTGGAGGAAACATGACTGCTGGCACCGTGGAGTCAACGACCGGCGAGGTCTGGAGTGCCGCGTTCGGCACCGGGCCAGACCTGGAGATCACGAACACGATGCGGCTCGTGGAGTGGCGGACGTGGCCGCAGGCGCGTGACGACATGATCAGGTTCGCTCGCGACTTCGCCGAGGCCGACGACAGCGACCTGAAGGACGCGCAGGCGCACGCCGCGAGGAACCCCAACCAGTTCGTCGCGCACGAGCGGCCGTCCACCCACACGTACCCGACCACCATGGAGGCACTGGACGCGATCTTGGCGGCGAGCCCGCCGGAGATGGACACCGACTGTCACATGTGGATCGAGTCGTGGAAGGGCGAGCGGTTCCTGTTCTCGATCGAGAGGGACGCGCACTGATGGTCGCCACGGCGGAACAGATCTGGGGTCGCAATTGCACGGGCGAGGACGGCTGCCCGACGTTCTGTCACAAGGCCGGCTGCAAGTCCTCGATCGGCATGGCCGGTCACCTGACGCACAACACGGGTGACGACGGCGAGCTGCGGCACTCGTTCATTGATCAGGATGGGCTTTACAACATCGTCCTGCACCCTGGCCACGACCACGAGATCACGCCGGAGAACGACGGCGGATGTAACGGCAAGCCGGACTGCCCGATGCACCCGCTGGAGGACTGATCAGCAGCACAGGCGGCCGACCCGGTCAAGCTCGGGTCGGCCGTTTCCTGTTTCCGGATCGCGCGGGACCAGGAAACTCCCGTGCCTCGGACATCGTCCCACGAAACTGGCCATTGTGCCCCGCGCGAGACAGGGGGTACTCTTGGTCTTGCAGGGCCGGAGTGGCCCGCAGACGAGGGAGATCGACATGCTGACCTGGACCATCGCGTACCGGACCTCCACCAACCGGGGCATCTTCCACCGCGTGGACGACCTGCACCTGAGCTGGGGCCAGTCGGTGCAGCTCGGCACGTACCTGGCCGGCGAGATGGGTACATCGGTCTGGACCGTTCCCACCCGGCAGGGCGAGCTGGACGGCAACGTCGCGGTCGAGGACATCGCGAACGTCATGGTTGACTCCGGCGCCCGTATCCGCATCGCCGAAGACGGCGCGCTGCCCTTCTCCACCGACCCGACCGGCGACCAGGCGGCCAGCACGGTCGCGGAAGTCGAGGACGGCGGTGCAGGCGGCTGGCGCTGGATCACCTTCGTCAGCGGCTACCGGACCTGCGTCACGCTCAACGAGCTGCTCAGCCGAGTAGCCGAAGGCCAGTGGGCAATGACCGACAAGGCGCAGGACGCGGCGCGGCGCGTGGCTCGTGAGCTTTTCCGGCCGATCGACGCCGGTCAGCGCGGGCAGACCTGCGATGAGCACGGCTGGACCGGCTCGATGGCCGCCCACTGCCCAGCCTGTGCCGAGGACATCCTGCCGGCCGAGTACGACGCACCCCGTGACTACGTCGGCACGTCGCTCGACTGGTGACCTGGGCCGAAACTTCGGCCGACGCCTCCCGCAGTCGACCGGAGTCCGGGGGACCGAGACCCCGCTGAAGATGGCCCCACACGCAGGAGATCGACATGCGAACGAAGATCGCGCTCAAGCGCAGCCAGATCGAGCAGGCCATGGAGCTGGCCGGCATCGACCTCGAACAGCTCCGCACCGACTACAGCGGCCGGGGCATGTACGGCGAGACCTGCATGGCCATCACGATGGACAGCCTGTCCGACCTGGCCCAGTTTCTGGTCGAGCTGACCGGGATGCTCGTGGCCGACACGATCGGGGACGAGTACCCGGACGTGGACGAGGTCATCGACCCGGCGCGCGAGCTGACCCACAAGCTGCACACCGACTCGATGGGCCGCAGCCTCGTCGCCTACTGGCCGACCGCCACCCTGGAGGACTGATCGATGGGCTCGGATGTGTTCGACCAGATCGCTGCCGATATGCCGGATGAGGAACTGCGCGAAAGTCTGTCACGCGCGCTGCGTGAGCAGCGTGACGAGCACGACAAGTACATGCGACTGCTGGTCGGTCAGACCCGGCACGACGAACGTGTGTGGAGCGCTGCCCGACGTTCGGCGATCCAGGACGCGGGCACGGTGGGCGAGATGGTCGGTCATCAGCGGCTGAACGCCGTGACCCATACGGCGAGCGCGCTGGCGTACCGCGCGCAAAACCTGGGCGAGCGCCCCAAGAAGCAGGCGCTAATCGACCTGGTGGCGACTGCCGAACAGTTGACGCACGAGTTGAGGCTCAGCCGCGCGCTGACGGAACCTGCTGCTGTGACCGCCATCCGCGAGCGCGACGACGAGGTCAGCCGACTGCGTGCCTACGTGAGGGAGTTCGGCAAGGCGCTGCACGCCGGGCAGGGTACTGACGACTCATCCGGCTGCGAGTGCGCCGGTTGTCGCTTGATCGTTGACATGGACCTGGCGCCGATGTTCGGCCCGAGGCGCGAAGGGGCGTGGGCGAAGTGACCGAGCGCGAGCTGCCGACCACCCGGACCGATCGCAAGATCGATGAGGCCAACAGATCGGGCAAAACGTCCACACAGAAGATGACCGACCTGATCCGCAGGCGGTAGTCATGCCAACGATCGCCCGGACCCGAGCTGCGCTGGTCGCGTGGCTCGGGTCCGGCGTGTCCGTGAACGTGTGCCTGTTCACCGGCTCGCGGCGCTGGCCACGCCCGAGCGTGATCCACGATGTCCTCGGGTTGCTGCCTAGCGCGTGCGTCCTGCGCCACGGAGCCGCCCGAGGTGCCGACCAGCAGGCAGCGACCTCCTGGCGCCTCCTGGGCCGCACAGGGCTGGACGAGCACCCCGTCACGCCGCAGCAGTGGATGAACGCGCCACGGCTGGCCGGCTTGCTGCGCAACGAGCGGATGGTGTGGTCGAGCCCGGCGGCCGACTGCTGCGTGGCGTTCATCTTCAGTGCCTCGTCCGGTGCCTCGCACTGTGCAGACCTGGCCGAGGACTACGGCATCCCGACGTTCCGTTTCCGCCTACCCGAGCAGGAGTGACCATGAGCAAAGGCAAGCGCAAGTCAGGCTGGATCGACATGGACGGCCGCGACGAGGACGGCGCACACCAGTGCAGCACGCCGTTGATCCTCGTGCACTCCGGCGTGCTCGCGCCGAAGGTGGGCGCGCTGTGGGGCTGCAAGTGCGGCCAGGACTGGAAGATCATCCGCCTTGCTGTCGACCGGCTGGCGTGGGCGAGGCGGACGACGCTCGTGGATGCCCACTTCCTGGAGATGCTGGCCATGGAGCTGATCAGCAAGCTGCCGGCCGACCAGCCCGAGACGGCCGCCGTCATCGTGCCGGCCGTGCTGCGGGAGCTGGCGGCGCAGGGCCTGATTCGCCTCTCGGATGTACCCCGCGAGGCGTAACCTGAGCGTGCCGCTCGGCAACCCCCAGTGCCTGGTAGCGGCTCCGGAGTCCCCCGTACGCCACCCCCGGCCGTACGGGGGACTTCCGTGCGAAGATGGGTTCATGACCACCGCGTTGAGCCCCACGGTCACCTACCACGGCTGGTGGCCGGCGACAGTGCTGCTGCCCCGCCAGGACGGCCACGAGGTCATCTGGCACACGTGCCGCGTCTACGCCACTGACGCCGGACTGGCCGTGTTCCGTGGCCGCCCGGCCGACGAGCAGACGCCGGACTGGTTCAGTCCCGTCGACTACAGCCGGACCACCCGGCCGATCAACGGCCTGCCCGGCTACGCACACGACGTGCACACCGAGGACGGCTTGGTGGTCGTGACGCAGACCGGTGGCTGCGGCTGCGGACACGCGCTGAAGCGCTGGCGGCCGGACTTCAGTCGGAACGTCTCGCCGTGGCCGGTGAGCGCGTGAGGCGCTTCCGGATCTACCGACCGACGCCACCCGAGCAGCACCTGGCGACCGGAGCGGCCAACCCGCCGGACGAGGTGCAGCTTGAGGGTTGCGTGTTCAGCGACGGCACGGTGGCGGTCCGCTGGATGACGCAATACCGCTCGGTCTCGGTCTGGGTCGACTACGACACGTTCGACAAGATCCACGGCCATCCGGAGTACGGCACCGTGGTCGAGTGGCTGGACGACGAGTGATCACCGATCACGAGGAAGCCTGTGCCCAGGGCCGGCACGGGTTCGTCGTGGTCTACACCCGGCCGCTGCGGCGAGCCTGGCGCAAGCAGAAGTGGTTGCGCTGCTGGTGGTGCGCGGTGAGTGTCCAAGATCTGTCCGCGAACTGTCACGGCGACCACGTGTGGGACGACGGCAAGCTGGTCGACCTCGGTCGAGCGAAGATCTACACCTGCCTGTGCTGTCGCAAGCTCACGTTCCACCCTGACCGCGAGGCGCTGCGCACCCGGCTGCGGAACTGGTGGCGCGAGTGGTGCGACGCGGGCATAGTGCTGGGTTTCCTGTGCCTGAGCGCGGGCGCGAGTGTCGCGCTGATCATCGGTGTGCTCTCGGGTTGGCGCTGATGGGCAAGCACACCGAGACGGAGATCATCGTGCCCGTGCCAGAGCCGAACACCTTGCCGTGGGCCAAGCCCTATCGGCGCCGATGCCGTGCCCGCCGAGAGCCACGAGGCAGCTACGACTACCACGGCCGCTGCGAACTGGTGCCCCGGCACGACGGCGATCACGCCTTGGAACGAGGGATGGAGATCCCACGATGGTCAACGAGGTGGACAGCGTGACGGACAGTCCGCCGATCGCGCTGAACAACGCGCAGGAGGCGCCATTCCCCACCGCGCTGGACGAGCTGGTGGCGGCCTGCACGTACCGGCCGGGCTGGCTGGTGTGGCTGGCCGACGAGGAACGTGGACAGGGCAGCAAGGGCTTGACGCTCGTCGTGCTCGCGGTGACTCCGGACAGCTACGCGCCACACGCGGACATCCGGGTTCGCCACCTGTTCCCCGTGCCGCCGGCCGCCTACGACCGGGCGTCGTGGCAGCGCTGGCTGTTCGAGCAGTTCCTGCTGGTGGAGCGGCACGAGTGCATGGAGTTCTTCACGATCGATTCGATCAAGCCCTACGCGCCCAACCACGGGCCGGGGCATGACCCATACGTGGTGCGCGAGCTGACGAGCGACCAGGCGCGGCGCACGAGCTTCCGGGGCGAGGTCCAGCCCGAGTGAAGATCCGCCGCTGGCACGTGAATGTGGAGCACCACGGGCGCGGTTGGCGGCGAGTGGCGTGGCGACGAGGCGGCCGGCTCACCCCGTGGCCGTGGCGGGAGATCGTGCTGCCGGGCATCTCGATCATCATCAGCAGCGCGGAGCCGCGTGACGAGCCGACTTACCGAGCGGACTACGGCGGCTGGTACTGAGCACTACGATCAGCGCGACCACGCCTGACCAGGAGGTACCACCGATGGCAACGACCAACGTGAACGCGACTCCGTTCAACAACATGAACCCTGGCGTGCGCGCCGTGACCGACCTGTCCACGGGCGCCGCTGTCGCGGACATCGTCAACGGCAACAGCACCGCCAACAACGGGAGCCTGTGCCTGTTCATCCTCGGTACGGCCACGGACACGGTGAACGTGACGCTGCCCGAGGAAGCGGGAGCGGACGCGATCCACGTCACGGCGAACGTGCCGATCATGGCTGGCCCGTTCGAGACCGACCTGTACGGCTCGGTGCTGGCGTTCAAGGCCGGCGCCGTCACAACCAAGATCCTGCCGGTGCAGTTCCCGGAGCTGCCGTGAGCGGGAGTGCGGGAGTACGCCCTGCGGGAGCAGCCACCCCGCAGGGCGTACTCGATTCAGTGACCGAAGTGCTTGCGGTGGCAAGGATCGTGCGCCTGGTCCAGACGGACTCGATCGCTGACCGACCGCGCAAGGTGGCGGCCGACTGGCTGTACGGGCACAAGCGGTACCGGCTGATGGAGCTTCTGGACTGCCCGTGGTGCGCGAGCGTGCACGTGGCCGCCGGGCTGCTGGTGCTGCGGGCGCTGTGTCCGCGACTCCACGCCGCGCTCGTGCGGATCATGGCAGGCTCATACGCGGCGAGCCTGGTCATCGAGCTGACGAGCCGGCTGGACGAGGACCAATGATCTTCGGCGAGTGATCATCATGCGGAGGGTGGCAGCGTAATGGGCTGGTTCCGCGACCGCACCGGTACCGGCCGCAACCGTGCCCCGTCCTCGATGCTCACCGCAGCCGGCATGAGGATCGACCTCCAGGACCGCAACGTCATCAACCGCATTGCCGCCACCAAGATGAACTGGCAGCACCAAGCCTGGAACTACCGGGACCTGGTGGGCGAGATGGCAGCCGCGCTGCGCTTCCGGGGCAACGCGATGGCGAAGGTGGCCCTGATCATTGGGCAGGTCAACGACCGGGAAGACGAGCCGATCCGCATGGACGCGGAGAACTGCACGCTGGAGCCGGCGGTGGCCACAGCGGCGCAGGACGCGCTGAACAGACTGCCCTGGCGCAACGGGCACGCCTTTGCGGCCGTCCTGGACACCTGCTTCTCGGTGACCGGTGAAGCGTGGCTGCACGGCAAGCCGGACGAGAACGGCGACGAGGTGTGGACGGTTCGCAGCACCGACGAGATCCAGCCGGTGGCGGGCGCGAGCAACCTGGGCGTCGTGGAAGTGCCCGGCCGCCCGGCCATCCCCATCGACAAGGATCGGGAGGCGCTGCTGCGGCTGTGGGTTCCGCACCCGAGGTTCAAGATGCTGGCCGACTCACCGCTGCGCTCGATGCTGGACGTGTGCGAGGACATCGTGCTGATCGGCCGCGAGCTGCGCGCAGCCGCCCGCAGTCGGATCGCCGCCAACGGCGTGTGGATGGTGCCCTACGGGATGTCCCTGGTGCGCAGGGAGCCCGGAGCGAACGAGTCCGACCCAGAGGCCGACCCGTTCGCGGCCGACCTCGCAGCGGCCATGCTGGCGCCGATCGCCAACGAGGGCGACGCGGGCGCCGTGGTGCCGATCGTGATCCGGGGCGACGCGGAGGACATCGAGGCCGCCGCGAAGGGCCACATCACGTTCGAGCGCGAGACCAGTTCAGGTCTGATGGAGAAGCTCAACAACGGCCTGAAGCGGATGGGCGAGACGCTCGATATCCCGCCGACCGTGGTCACCGGGTTGCAGGACACCAACCACTGGAACGCCTACGTGATCGACGCGCAGACCTGGACCAACCACCTCGAACCGGGCATGAGGTTGCAGGTGGACAGCGTCACTGAGGCGTACCTGCGGCCGATCCTGGCGATGCCGGTCACCGAGGGCGGCTACGGCCTGACTCTGCAACAGGCGCAGACCGTGCAGGTCTGGTACGACGCGGGCAAGGTCACCGAGAACGCCAACCGGTCCTCCGACGCGCAGGCAGCGTTCACGCTGGGCGTGATCGGTCCGAAGACGGTGCGCCGGGACATGGGGTACGAGGAATCCGACGCGCCCACCGAGGACGAGCTGCGCGTCATGCTGGCGTTCAAGGTGAGCCCGGACCCGGCCACCGCCGGAGCCCTGGTCAGTCAGGCGCTCGGCATCCCGCAGGTGGTGCCGGCCGCGCCCGGAGCACCGCGGCCGGTCAACGGCAAGACGCCTGCCACGCAGCAGGTCAGTCCGCCGCCACCCCGGCGTGCGCTACCGCAGGCGCAGGCGCCCGTCCCCACATCCACGTCCACGGGTGCGCCGCCGGCACCCGCAGGCGTGCGCGTAGCTGCGGCACGTCCGCAGGGCGTACTCGATTCAGTGCGGCTCGTGACCGGTGACGACCTGGTGGAGATCGACCGGCACCTGCGCGACCGCCTGATGGTGGCCTGTGACGACGCGGTGATGGCTGCGGTGGAGAAGGCGGCACACCGCATCGCGTCGGCCGCACAGCACAAGGTCAACCGCGAGATCCTGGCCGACCACCGAGGCGTGGACCTGGCCGTGTTCCTCGGGCCGGAGCGGGTGGCCGAGCTGGGCGTGGTGCAGGACGCGCTGCTGGCCGCTGCGTTCACCTACCTGTCCGAGCAGTTCGCGAAGTGGTGTCTCCAGGCCATCAAGGCATCGTTGCAGCTCGCATCGCTGTCCTACGGGCTGCCGCTCGCGGCCGTGGCCGAGCTGACCCGCACGCTGACCCGGCGCATCCCGACCGGCTGGAACCGCCTGGAGCACAGTCTGCGGACGCGGGCGCTGAACAAGCTGTACGGCCGGCACGGCACCGAGGACCACGTGGGCGAGGTCGTGGACTCGATCGTGATGCCGGGTGACATCCGCTCCGCGCTGGCCGTGGTGGGTGGCGAGCCGCGCGCCGGAGTGTCCGACGACGGCCGGGCGCACGGTGATCAGCCGCTGGGCGGTATCGCGACCGGCACGGACCTGCACGACGCGATCAGCCTGCGGGCCGACGAGATCGGGTTTCAGTGGCGCTACGGCATCACGCCCCGGCAGAAGGCGTTCGAGCCGCATCACGTGCTGGACGGCCGGCGGTTCTCCGGCTGGGACGACAAGGGCCTGGCGACCGACGCGGCCACGGCGTGGCTCGGTGATGTTCTGCGGCCGGGTGACCACGCGGGCTGCATGTGCGACTACGTGCCGGTGTGGGCGATCCCAGACGAGATCCAGCGGCTGGAGGCCGACGAGCCCGAGTCGCCATCCATGCAGAACGAGCGACTGCTGGCCGACCTGGACAAGGCGGCCGGGCGGACCGGCACCACAGCTCAACGCAGCGTGGCGCAGCGGGAGCGAATACTGGCCGCACAGCAGCGGTGGCTGGCCAACGCAAGGAGTGGAGCATGACCAAGAAGCGGGCCACGGTCGGTCCAGCGGGCGCCGACGCCAAGGCCGAGATCGGTGATCTCAACGACAAGGGCGAGCTGCCGCTGTTCTTTCCCGCGCTCGCCGTGGAAGGGCTGGCCACCAGCGACCGCCGGCTGATCAAGCCTGGTGCCCTGGGTCACCGCGCGCTGCCCTTCTCGATCCTGGCGCAGTACACCAACCCCGGACAGCAGGGCGGCCACGCGGGCGCCGAGGTCATCGGGCACATGACCGAGATGTGGCGCAAGCCGGGCGAGGAAGTCACCTCGCGGGAGACGGGTGAGCCGTTCCCGGCCGGCACGTTCGTGTGGCAGGGCCGTGGCGTGGCCGACCCGGACACGACGGGTGGCGCACTGGCGCGCAAGGGGCACCTGCTGGGCAACTCGGTGGACCTGTCCGAGCTGGACTTCACCGAGGATTTCACCGAGGACGGCAAGGACACCGTGACGATCACGGCCGGCAAGATCGCCGCGACCACGCTGTGCCCGATACCCGCCTTCGCGGACGCCTACGTGCAGATTGGCGAGGACGAGGATGCGGAGGACTTTGACCTGGCGAAGCTGCTGGAGCTGCTGGGCGGTCGGGAGGTCGACACGGTGCTGGTGGCCAGCGGCATGGGTCCGTCGCTCGCCGCGCAGTTGAGCGCGTCGTGGGACCTGTCGCTGAAGCCGATCCGCGCGGCCGAACTGGGCGACGAGTGCGGGCTGTGTTCGCTGGAGGTGGACGAGGACTGGACCGAGCAGGACGGCCAGTTCAGCCCGACCGTGGCGAAGCGCAAGCGCGCGTTCGCCCGTGGGTTGGCGATGAAGGGCGACAAGGCGGATGGCTCGGATGCCGCTTACCCGATCGAGAACCAGGCGGACCTGGACAAGGCCGTCAACATGCGTGGCCAGGGCAGCGCGGACAAGTCGGCCGTGGTGGCGCACATCCGCAAGGTGGCCGGCAAGCTCAAGCTGAAGGTGCCGGACAGCCTGAAGGCAGCCGGCGAGCCCGTGCTGCCGTCCCTGGCGCTGTTCAGTGACCCGAACCTGCCCGCCTACACCCCGATCAGCATCGGTGCCTCGCGCGGAGACGGCCGGCGCGAGATCACCGGTCATATCGCCACCTGGAGCGAGTGCCACGCCAGCTACTCCGACGTGTGCGTGCGCCCGCCGCACAGCCGCACCGACTATGCCCGGTTCATGACCGGCGCGGTGCGGGTGGACGACAACGGCACCGCTCGGGTGGCTGCCGTGGGCCGGGTCACGATGAGCGACCAGCCCGGTATCGAGGGACACGCCCCGGACGGCCTGTCCGAGTCGGCCGCCGTGCAGCACTACGACAACGTGTGCTGGGCCGTGGCGGACGTGGCGGCCGGCGAGGACGCCCACGGGATCTGGATTCACGGACTGACCCGGCCGGAGCTGGCCGAGGGTGACGTGGACCGGCTGCTGTCCTCCCCGCTGTCCGGCGACTGGCGTGGCCATGCCGGCAACCTGGAGCTGTGCGCGGTGCTGGCCGTCAACACGCCCGGCTACGTGGTGCCACGTGCCCGTGTCGCCTCGGGCGTGCCCGTGTCGCTCGTCGCGGCCGGAATGCTCAAGCCGGGTGGTGAGTTCGCTCCGGCCGGCGGCCTGACGCTCGCGGCGATCCGTACCGTGATCATGAGCTGCCTGATGGACTTCTTTGACCCGGACAACGATGGGGACATCGACCGGCCGATGGACGACCAGTCCGACGACGGCACCGGTCAGCAGCCGGTGAAGGTCACGCCACCGGCAGGCGGGCGAGACAAGGGCACGGCAGGTGGCGGCGAGCCAGTCGGCAAGCAGGCGAACGTGAAGGCGAGCCTGCACAACCGGGCAGCCGAGGCGCTGCGCGCGATCCGCGCGGACGACGCGCTGGCCGAGCTGGGCGTGGTGCTCCCTTTCGCCAACACGGACGCGGAGACCTCCGGCTGACCTTCGCGTCTCGGCTGGAGGTAGGCCGAGGCAGCAAGCTGTGGCGCTACTGGGTAGGGCCGAAGGGTTCCGCGCGGTACATGGGCGCGGCGCACCCCTGGACGACCCTGCGGGACGCGCTGATCTCCGAAGGCGTGCCGGCAAGCCAGGCCGCCGGACTGGCCACCAACATCATGATGGCGACGCCAGCGGGTCGCGCGCTGTTCAAGGCACATCATCCGGGCAAGGCTCGGTGAGCGCTTCCCCGCCGCACCGCGTGCAGGCGTCGCTGCTGCTGCTGGGTCTTCAGGCGGTCGCGGCCGTGCTGCACGCGGTGCCCGGCCTGGTGTACCCATCGAGGACAGGCCGCACGACCACGCGCCTGGTCGCCTATATCCAGGATCTCGGTCCGCTGTGGGTGCTGGCCTTCGGGGTGTCCTCGCTGCTGCTGGGCGGGCTGCTGTGGCGAGGACGCGGAGTGCACTATGGACACCTAGGGTGCGCAGCCGTGTGGGTGATGTACGTGGTGGCCCTGTGGATCGGGGCACTGGCGGACACTCCGCACGGCACCGTGTTCTATCCGGTGGTCACCACGATCGTGTTCAGCTTCCACCTGCTGCTGGCCGCCAGCTACAACGAGGACGCGGAGCGGAGACGGTAGTGGACGCGAATGTGATCGGCACGCTGGTGTCCGGTCTGTCCGCGTTCCTGTTCGTGATCCTGGCCCTGCTGTCGTTTCGGTCCCGGCGCACGAGCAACGAGGCTCGCGACCTGCGGGCAGTGCGTGCGACCAACGTCGCCTCGCTGCGCTGGGCCTACCAGGTGCAGGTGATGGCCGCCGTGCGGGGTTGGGAACTGCCGCCGGTCCCTTTGGAGATGTCACCCGAGTACCTTGCGGGCAAGGCCGCAGGCGAGGGTAACCAGGAGCTGGCCCAGCTCGCGCAGCTCGCCCAGAGCCTGATTCCGCCAGGGAGCCAGACAGGAGGCGCCCCACCATGAGCAGCCTGCACGAGATGCCGACCGAGACCCAACCGGCGTCCGGTCGTGCTGGGCGAGCCGTCCGCCGCATCCCTGCGTGGGTCCTGCTCGCGATGGGCGCGCTGGTCGTGGCCGCGCTGATCCCGCTGTCGATCCTGCTCACCTCGCACGCCAATGCCAGCCAGGCCAGTGCCGACACGGCGAACAGTGGACTGGTCGCGGTCAAGAGTCAGGCCGCTCCGCTGGCCGGACAGGTGCGTGCGGTCTGCGGTCAGGGTGGCGCCGCAGCCGTACAGCTCAACGCGGCCGGAGCCTGCACGCAGGCCAACAAGGTGGCGTCCGTCGTATCCGGACCACCTGGACCGCCCGGACCCGGACCGAGCCAGGCGCAGATCGATGAGGCCGTCAACAGCTACTTCCTGTCGCACCCGCTGCCGCCCGGCCAGCTTCCGCCCGTGACCGAGGTCGCCGGGCTGGTGGCGAGCTACCTGGCGGCCAATCCGCCGGCACCAGGACAGAACGCGACGCCGCAGATGGTCGCGGACGCGGTCAGCGGCTACTGCGCGAACCACAACGGCTGCGCCGGTCCGGCGGGGCAGAACGCGACCGATGCGCAGGTGGCGAATCAGGTGGCCGCGTACTGCGCCGCGCACAACGGCTGTGCCGGTCCACAGGGTTCGGCAGGTACGAACGGGACGGATGGCGCAACGGGAGCAACCGGCGCAACTGGCCCCCCTGGGCCGCCGGTCGCTGGCTGGACGTTCACCGACGTGCTGGGGATGAAGCACACCTGCACGCGCGATGCCGGCTCGCCGGACAGCGCGGCCACCTACACTTGCACCTGACGGCCGGACTTCCACTGCCTGCCCACGGGCGCCGCGTAGGCGGCTACCAGCGTAAGAGCACGACACCCGGCCGTCGCCCCTGCATACAGAACGACCCCGGTCGCGTGCGCTGCGCTTCCGGGGTCGTTCTGGTCTGTCCTGCCTGGCGACACATGCCGAGGGCCGTGCTGCCTGGCCGAACCGACATTGAGCAGTCTACCCCATCGAGCTACCGGGGGAAGTCGACGTGTCCAGCGTGTCTGCCGGCTGCACGACGGGCTCCGGACTCGGTGGCGGGTTGGTCGTGCCGCCACCCGTGGGCGAGCCGGCAGTGGTGAGCGCGGTCTGTGCCGAGGTGGTGGCCTGCTGGATCGTGGACACGCGCTGCTCGATCTCAGCGGCGAGGGTGGCCGCGTCCGTGGTATTGCCGGCGGCAAGCTGCTGCTGGAGCTGCTGCACCTGCTCCACGACTGTGGCCAGCTCGGACGAGATGCCGGATACGGCCGTGTCGAGGTCACCGAGTGCGGTGGTGATGGCGTCGGTCATGGTGTCGATCCTCCTGCTGATGACGATGACGACCCGGTCGAGGTCGTGGCGGGTGATGCCGGTTCGGTCGGAGTCGAACCGGCTGACGTAGGGTCCGCCGTCGCTGGGTCCTTGAGGTGCGGCGAGCTGACGGTGATGTGCGCCGCCTGCTCCAGGTGCTGAATGATCGACAGGAGTGCCGGCGACTCGTCCGCCAGCTTGTTGATCTCCGCGCCCGCGTCGCTGATGATGGCCAAGATCTTCGCGGCGATGCTGCCTTCTACGGCCTTGAGCTGTGCGAACCGTGGTCCGATGTCCGCGAGTCCCACGTGACCTCCTATTGTGCCCCGCTAGAGACGGGGGGTAACATCCGACAGAGACCCAACCTACCGCGAGGGGAAGCTGATGCTGCTGCCGCTGATCGTGATCGGTGCGGACGACCTGGTCAAGACGGCTCTGGAGCCGTATGCGCAGGTCGGACACATCGCGTATCACCCTACGGCTGAAGACGCGCACTTCGCGCTGTGTGACGCCGCAGTGCGCGAGGGCCTGGAGATGCACGTCCGGGACGACGAGCTGGGCTGGCCCGTGCACGTCGGCTACGGCCCGGCGGGCTACGGCGCGCTCACGGTCGGCTCGGTCGCCTCGCAGCGGATGGCTCGCCTGCGGCACACGGGCCACACGCTGATCCTCGGGCACGGCATCGACCCCGATCCGGGCCGACCGGTGAGGTTCCTCGGTGGCGGACCGGCGGGCGAGCCGCCCAACACCAGCGTGTGGCAGGCGGCCGTCGCCGTGTCGGCCGACCACGTCCTGGATCTGGGCCACGAGTACGCCGTGACGCATCTCGTGGCCTATCTGGAGTGGAAGTCGCCAGCGGACAGCACCAGCGTGTTCGGCGAGCCGGGCAGCGCCAAGCGGAGGGAGCTGGTCAACGAGGCGTTCCGAGACAGGCCGACTGGAGGCTGGTGGCAGTGATCGAGCCGTTCCTGATCGTGTTCGTCCTGGTGATCTTCCTGCCGGGCGTGGCCGTGGGCATCATGCTGGCCCGCAAGCTGCGGGAGTGGCGGAAGTGATGGCCGGCGAGACGACGCGCAAGGCGGACGCCCGGACCGGTGCGAAGGGTCGGCCGGCGCACTGCGAGTTCTGCCGCGAGCAGATCGTCTGGGCGGAATGGATGCCCAACCCGCGTGCCCGCACCAAGAAGGGTCCGCAGCTCGTGCCGATCGACCCGGAGCCCAACGACCGGATCGGCAAACTCGTCCTGACGCCGCGTGCGGGCGATCGCCCGCTGGTGGGCGAGATGGGCACGAAACAGGCGGCCGGCTACCGCGAGCACGGCGGCCACACGTACGTCCAGCACGTGAAGACGTGCACGAAGGCCGACGACCTGCGACGCAAGATCGTGGCCCGGAACAGGAAGACACCGTGACGCCAGCCGGTCGGGTGGCCGACGACCCCGGCCGGCTGTGCCCTACCACGCCGAAGTGGATGGGAAGTGGATTGACCGTGGACCCAACTCGCGCCCAGCGACCCGGCAAGGTCGTGCCGGATACTCCGGCGTTCGCCGCACTGAGCGGGTGGCTGCCGGTCCGGGACGACAGTCCCGATGGAGACGAACTGGCCCGCTCGGACGTGGGCGTTGCTGCCGAGGCAGCCCGCGTGGCGCTGGATGCCGGACTGGCCAGGTTGCGAGCGTTGTTGCCAGAAACAGGACAGGAGATGGACGGAAATGGCCGAGGAACAGCCGGACCAGGCGCCACCGCAGGCGGGCAGCCCGGAATGGATGCTGGACAAGCTCAACGATGAAGGCGCGCAGTGTGAGTCGGACTACGACGATGGGGCTGACGGCTGGTTCGGTTGGCGCGTCGCCAACCCGAGCAACTACGGCAAGTTGGCCATGCACACCCTGATCGTGCGGTGGACCCCGGACAGCGAGGACGGGGTCAAGCAGCCGATGCAGGAACGCCGCTGGCGGATGCTCGCCGTGCCCGAGGGGACCATGTGATGGACGACCTACCCGACCGATTCGACGCGGTGTACGTGGCCCCCGATGGCCTGGGCGTCATCTTCGGCCCGAGTCCGCGTGATCATGACGACCTGGACGGATAGATTCACCAGCGCAGACCAGTGTACCCCCGTCTCGTACGGGGGTACACTCGCGTTCATGACCACTCGGTACCACCGCCACCCGCCGTTCCACCGCTCGATCCGGCACACCGCGCTGTACTGGCTGCTGGGCCTGTGGGCGGTTGAGCTGACCGTGTGGATCTGCATCGTCACCGTGGTCGGCTGCGCGCTGGCGATCCGCTACGTGATGCCCTACGTGCTCAAGCTCGTCGCGCTGGCCCTCGCCTTCGCGGCCTTCCTCGTCGTGGCGTCCTTCGCCCTGCTGCGCGGCCGGAAGGTCAACCGCAGGGCGTGGCGAGTCGACCCGGCCGGCACCACTACCCGGTAGTCACGCAACTCCGCGCACCCGTCTCGCCCCGTCCGGCATGATCTGTGCCAGACGGGGCGAGACGCGCAGGCAGGTCCCCAGGTCCCCACGGCGCAGCCCGACTGCACCATGCGGTCGCTGGCCGACCCGTGCCGGTAGACCTCCAGTGAAGGGACAGCGCGGTGAACCGCATCGTCCAGATCATCCAGCAGCTTGCTGCGGCCGAAACGGACCGTGAGCGCGAGGCGCTGCGTGGACAGCTCGCGGCCGAGATCCGCCTGCTGTCCGAGACCGACCTGCGCGCAGCCCTGACGGCCATCCGGGCGCGCGGTACCGAACTGGCCACCGAGGACGCCACCGAAGCGGTCGTGGGCGAGATCGAGCTGCTGCGCGACCAGGCGCGAGCGATCAACGCAGCCCTGACCGAACGGTCCGAGGGCACCAGCCTGGCGGATCGCCAGCGGGAAGCGCTCGCGGCGCTGGACGGCGACGACGCGGCCACGCACCACGACCCGACGAACGACACGGGTGCGCCCGACCAGGCCGCTGCGCCGGTACCCAGCCCGGCCGATCAGGGTGGAGGCGAGGGCAACCAGCCTGCCGCTCGACAGACGGAGGACGACACAGGCACCACAGAGGACGACCCGGCGGCCGGCGGCCGGCACGAGGCCGGCGACGGGCAGCAGGCGGCCGGACGACGGCTGGGCGGGCTCAACCGGGGCGACGGGCGACAGGAGGCCACCTACGCAGGCCAGGTACGGGTCACCACGCGCCTTCAGGGCGGCATTCCGGGGTACGAGGTAGGCCAGCAGCCCACGACCCGGCGCGAGCTGGCCGAGGCGTTCCGCGAGCGGTACCAGACGATTGCCCGGTCGCAGGGGCCAGCCGAGAAGATCCACGTGGCCCGGATGATGTTCGATTACCCGGAGGACAGGCGTCTCACCCCGGCCGACGCGCTGACCAACACTTCGCGGATCGAGCTGGCGACGCAGCCCCAGAGCCTCACCGCTGCGGCACAGTCCGGCGGCTTGTGCCTGCCGCTGGAGGTCATCTACGACATCAACGTGGTCGGCGTGACCAACCGGCCGGTCCGTGACGCGCTGACCCGGTTCCAGGTGGAGCGTGGCGGTATCCAGTACCGGCTGCCGTTCGACGCGCTCCAGATGGCCGAGGGCCTGGGCGTGTGGGGACAGGACAATGACCAGTCGGTGCAGGTGGCACCGGGCAACGTGGTGACGTACGAGTCCGGGAACGATTCTCAGGGCAACCCGTTCGGACCGAAGACGTGCCTGGTGGTGGACTGCCCTGGCGTGGTGGAAGCGTCGATCTACAGCACGTACATGTGCCTGGAGTTCGCGAACATGACGGCGCGGTTCGACACCGAGTGGGTGGACGCGACGAACCAGGCGGCACAGGTGGCCTGGGCACGGTTCGCGGAGAACCAACTGCTGTCGCGGCTGCTGGCCGGTAGCAAGATCGTGTACGGCAAGCAGGCGCTGGGCGCGGTCCGCGACATGCTGGCCACCTACGACAAGGTGATCAGCTACTACCGCAACCGGCACCGCCTGGACACGACGGTGCCGCTGCACACGATCATGCCGCAGTGGCTGATCGACATGCTGCGGACCGACATGGCTCGGGCGATGAATACGACGGGCGACCCGTCCGTGCAGTTCGCGATCGCGCAGGCCACGCTCGAAACGTGGTTCCGCACCCGCAACGTCAACGTCACCTGGCACCTGGACGGTCTGGCCGCGACCGCTGCCCCCGTCAACGGTGTCGCCGTGCCGCAGCAGTTCTACAACACCCTGGCCGCCGGCCAGGCCGTGCCCGGCTGGCCCAACGCGGTGGACTCCCTGCTGTACCGCGAGGGCGATTGGCTGTTCCTGGACGGCGGCACGCTGGACCTCGGACTGGTGCGGGATTCCCAGCTCAACATGCGCAACCGGTACCAGACGTTCACCGAGACGTTCGAGGGTGTGGCGTTCAACGGCCTGGAGTCCCTGCGGGTCGTGCTGCCGCTCATGCCGACCGGCGCCAGCTCGGGCACGATCGCACCGGAGACGGACGGCTCGTGGGATGGCATGGCCGTCTACACCACGTCGGGCGGCTGATCGGCCAGCCGAGACGGCTGAAGGAAGGTCTACATGCTGTTCACCGAGGTCACTGGCTATCGGGCTACCGGCGTCCGGGTGGCGAACCTGGCCGCGTCCGCAATGCCGGCGGCCGAAGGCGAGGACGCACGGCGGTGGCAGGAGGGAATGGCGTGGCGGTCGGAGCTGTGCCCGCAGTTCGAGGTGGCGGACCCGTGCGCGGACCTGACCGGCGAGCCGGCGGACTCCACGGACGGCATCGTCTACTACCACCCGGTTGGGTACCGCGTCCGCGACTACTGCACCACGCTCAACGTCGCGTTCGACCTCGAACGGGTAAGGCGTAGGGCGGAAGCGGTCGCCAGTTTCGCAGCGGCGCAGGAGCTGTGGACCGGCACGGCAACGCAGGCCAACCCGTTCACGTCGCCTGCCGGCGCCGACGAGGTCAACGCCTACCTGGCGTCGACTGACGCGACGGTGATCACCACGGCGGTGACGGACCCGATGGAAGCGCTGGGCCTGCTGGAGGAACGTGCTCGGCAGGCCATGGGCGGCGCACAGTGCTTCCTGCACGTCCCGGTGCGTATCGCCACCCAACTCGGTGCGCAGATCCGGCGCGTCGGCAACCTGCTCTACACCCAGACCGACGCGGTGATCGTGGCCGATCCGGGCTACCCCGGTCTCGGACCGGGCGAGACGGACCCCACAGCGCCGGGAGTGTGGTGCTACGCCACCGGTCCGGTGTCCCTGCGGTTCGCGGACATCGCCGTCATGACCGACCCCGTGTCGGCCACGATCAACCGGTCCACCAACCGCAGGGAAGTGTGGGCTGACCGCATGTTCGCCGCGACGTTCGACCCGTGCGTGCACTTCGCGTGCCAGATTGCGTGACCAGGAGGAACGACGATGGCGTACGACGGTGCAGGTTCGATCTTCGCTCTCGGCATGAGGGTGTCCAAGCTGGATGCCATGGGCCTACCGCTGGTGGGCACCAACTTCTGCTACTGCTCGCAGGCGCTGGTGAAAGCCGAGCTGGGCCTGGAGTACGAGGACGCCAAGGAGGTCGTGCAGCTCAACGGCCAGGGCATCGCGTGCGTCAACTACCAGGCGCCGTACACCCTGAAGCGCGGTGCGATCGGCGGATTGCAGATCTGCCAGCCGGACCCCAACCTGCTCTCGTTCCTGATCGGTGGCGACACGGTCTCGGACACGGCCACGCCGCCCAACCAGATCGGCTACCGGGCGCCGCTGACGGGCGTGGAGGAACTGCCCAACGGCATCTCGATCGAGCTGTGGAGCCGGGCCGTGATCGGGTCCGCGTTCGCCCGATCGCTGCCTTACCTGCACTGGGTGATTCCGCAGTGCTACCTCACGCCGACCGGCAACTGGATTCTGGCGGCCGACTCCGCGACGCTGCCGGAGTTCCTGGGCTACGGCGTGCAGAACCCTGGCTGGGGCAAGGGTCCGGAGAACGACTACCTGACGCCTTCGGACCGGGTGTGGCAGTACACCCGTGAGGCGAGCATCCCGGACCTGTCGGTGGGGTTCGTGACGAGCGTCGTCCAGACGTGAGCAGTCCCGGCAACCCGGCGCCGCGCAGCGCGGAGTTGTGCGGGCCGTGGGCGAACCCGGATGACGTGGGCGAGGCCGACCGGTCGCTGGTGTCCACCGCGCAGTGGGTGTCGTGGCTGATGGCCGCGTCGGAGGTGATGTACGCGCTGTCCGGCCGACAGTGGTCGGGTGCGGGCTGCACCGCGACGGTGGAGCTGCGCAACCAGCCGCCGGCACCGGGCACCGGGGCGTGGCCCTACTACCGGACATGGGGCGAGTCGGCGCAGTCCTACTGGTGGTGGAGCTTCTCGGGCTGGGCCTGGTTCCCCCGGTATGTGGGCATCCCGCCACAGCCGATGGCGATCAAGCTGCCGCATGACGAGGTCGTCTCGATCACGGACGTGACGGTGGAGGGCGTGGCGTTCACCGCCTACCGGCTGCTCAAGTCGGGCTGGATCGAGCGCACGGACGGTCGGCGCTGGGTGGAGTTCACCGGTTCCACCGTGATCAACTACGCCTACGGTGACCCGCCGTCCGAGATGGGCGTGCAGGCGTGCGTCCGGCTGGCCGTGGAGCTGGTGAAGGACTCGATCGGGGCAAAGTGTGATCTACCCAAGCGGGTCACCTCGATCACCCGCCAGGGCATCGCCGTGGCCGTGATCGACCCGATGATCTTCCTGAAGGAAGGCCGGACCGGGCTGTATGAGGTGGACCTGTTCCTGGCCGCCGTGAACCCGCAGTCACGCCGCTCGCGAGCCACTGTGTGGTCGCCGGACATTCCCAGGGCACTGCGCTCGCCATGACCGTGTGGTCCCACCTGTTTCCCTCGTTCGACACGTGGTGGCCGAACATCTATGCCGGGTTCTACTGGTCACCATTCGTCGCCCTGGTCATGTGGCTGCTGCACCGTGCACAGCGCTCGTGGCTACGGCGCGAGAACGAGCGGCACCACGCGGCGATCCGGGTCACGATGGCCGCCCACCACGCGGCCGTGCGGCGACTTCTGTACGGCATCGCACGGCCCGAGGACATCGTGGCGGACTACCCTGCCCGGCATGACGCTGAGCCGCCCGCACGACCCGTTCAGTCACCATGTGGCCGTTCCGGCGGTCGGATACCCGGCCGACCTGGTGATCGTGGACGACCCGGCCGCCATCGAGCCCCAGGTGGTCCAGGAGCCGCCGGAGACGGTGCCCCCGGCCGCTGAGCCAACCCGCACCCGTCCGAAGCGCACACGGCGCAACGGGGCAGGCGGACGACGGGTCCGCGCCAAGCCGACCGAGGCGGATCTGGCGGCTGCGATCGAACGGATGGGCCAGTGAGCTTCCCCTTCGCCTACGCCCCACCTTCCGGCGGGGTTGACCTACTGACCATCCCGAAGGCGTTCCTGGCTTACGTCGTGGCCTACCTGGAGCAGTCCGGGGTCACCGTGCCAGATCGGCGGTACGTGGGTGGCGGTACGCCGCAGGATGTGGCCTGGGACTGCGAGCAGGTCACGATCACGCTGGCCGAGGTCGGCTGGGGCCGGTCCAGGGACGCCACACAGCTCTCGCCCGCCTTCGGCAAGCAAGCCTCGGTCGATGCGATGCGGCACGCCACCTACGCGCTGACCCTGGTCCGCTGCTATCCGACGATCGGGGACCGGGGCGAGCTGCCGACTCTGGACGATCTGGAGGCGGCCGGCGAGCAGCAGATGATCGATGCGGGGCTGCTGAGTCAGGCCGGCGTCAACTTCGTCGCCTTCCCCAACGACGCGGTACCACCCGGCGCGAGCGTGCAGGCCGGTGCCGTACAGCCTGTCGGGCCGGCTGGCGGCTTCCTGGGCCTAGAGCTGGCGCTGACCGCCACGGTCGCAACGCTCAACCCGCCGGCACCGGGACAGCACACATGACCGTGATCGTGGCGACCGTAACCGGTGGCGTCGACAACGCGAAGTGGCTGCGTTTCGCCAACGATCTGCGCAGTCCGATCCGCCGTGACCTGGACCGGCGAGCGATGAAGGTGCTGGACAAGGCGCGAGCCGAGTGCCCGAGGCGCACCGGGAAGCTGGCCGCGACCGGGCGCAAGCAGCCGGGCCTGAGCGGCGAGCGACCCTACGTGGACGTGACGTTCGGCCACCCGAAAGAGACGCCCTACCTGGGGTACGTGCTGTACGGCACGCCACCGCACATGATCGCCGCGCGAGCGAACCGGCCCAACCCGCACCTGCGGTTCGTCGTGGGCGGCATGGTGGTGTTTGCCCGTGTCGTCAACCATCCCGGCACTCGCGCGAACGACTTCCTCAACCGCGCGCTGCCGTTGGCGGCCGGCTGATGACGCTGGTGGTGCTGTATCTGGGCATCTCGGGTGCCCTGTGGCTGGCCGGCGATCGGGTAGCCGCGTTGATCTGGTGGGTGGCGGCACTGGTCGCCGCACTGAACGACAGGAGATCGATCATGTCCGGCAAGCGGTACCACACTCGGAACCCGTCCCAGATCCCACCCGAGCCGTTCGAGTTGGAGGTGTGGCGCAACGGCAAGAGCGAGATCCACGAGTTCGTGGCCCGGCCGCAGGCGGATGCCGGCGCCACGCTGATGTTCACCACGTCCGGCGAGGACGGTGAGCGCAAGGCGCAGGCCGTGTTCCGGATGATGTCCCGGATGCTGCGGGATGACGACGGCGTGCCGGCGGCCTGGGTGCCGGTGCCGCTGCCCAAGCCGGGCAACGCGGGCGCGAGTTGGCAGCCGAAGTTCCGTGGCCCAGACGGCAAGCTCTACACGATGGACAAGGCGCCGCAGTTCACCGAGCCAGCCAAGGGCTCCAGCCGGCGCCGCTGGGACCACATGATGTTCGAGGACGACGGGGTCACCGTGGACATCGAGGTGATCGGGGAGATCCTGGAGGATCTCGTGGCGGTCGCGGCCGAACGCCCTACGGTCGGGTCGTCGCCATCTGCCTGACGGCCCGTCACCCCCAACTCGGTCCCTACATCCGTGGACGGCTCGTCCTGGCCGGTCTGGACTTGCGTACGGCGATATCGGACTGGTGCGACGCGGTGTACGCGATCCTGGCCGAGGCGCCCGGCGAGCGGCTGGAGAAGCTACTGGATCACTTCACCACGATGGAAGCGGTGATTGATCCGGAGCGTGCTCGGGCCACCTGGGGCCTGTTGCCGGAGCACACCGCGAGAGCGGGCGCACTGGAACAGGAGACCGAGCAGCACATTCCGCCCATGCCGTCCGGGCGGTCCGCGCGGTAGGGAGGTGGGCCGGTGGCTACCGTCATCGGTGAAGCCTCGATCCGGATCACCGCGAACCTCACGGGCGTCAAGCAGAAGATCAACCAGGATCTGAACGACGCGCTCAAGGGCGTCAGCGTCGGCTCGTCCTCCGACCCGCTCGCCGGGCTGTCCTCGAACGTGGAGGCCAGCGCGCAGCAGCTCTCGTCCGCGCTGGAGAAGCAGCGCGCGGCTACCGACGACCTCACGGCGGCCGAGACCCGCTACGCCACGGTGACCCGCTCCACCCTGTTCTCCAGCAAGCAGCGGCTGAAGGCCGAGACCGACCTGACGGCGGCACAGCAGCGGGCCAAGATCGCTGACGACTCCGTCACGGCGGCCACGAAGGCGCACACGCAGGCCACCGCCGACGTGACGAAGGCAACCGAGGCCAGCAAGAAGGCTGAAGACGATCTCGCCGCGTCACAGAACAAGCACGGCAACATCCTGACCGGACTCACCGCGAAGCTGTCTGGCCTGTTCAACAAGTTCAGTCTCGGCAAGAAGACGGTGACCGACTCCACGAAGGCCACCAACGCCGCCACGAGTTCGCTGAACAACCTGACCGGCAGTGCGGACAAGGCGGCTCGGTCGCTGGGCAACATGGTTACCCAGTTCGGCAACGCCGGACCGGTCGCGGCCAAGCTGAAATCCACGGTGGGCCTGATGTCCGCCGGCATCGTCGCGGCGACCGGTCCGGCCATCGGTGCGATCGGACTGGCACTGCCGCTGGCGTTCATCGGGCTGGGCATCGCTGCGGAGAAGGGCAACGCCAAGGTAGCCGCGTCTTTCACCAACCTGGGCAACACGGTCAAGTCGACCATGACGAAGGCGTTCGCGCCGATCGTGCCCGCGCTGGTCGGCGTGGCGAACCTGTGGAGCAAGACGGTATCCGGGCTGGCGCCCGCGTTCCACACAGCGGCCGTCGCGATCGGCCCGATGATCACCCAGCTAGGCCAGGGGTTCGCGACCTTCGCCACGACTCTGGTGCCGGCGCTGGCGAACGCGCTGAAGGGTCTCGACTCGATCGTGCAGGCGCTGGCCAACGGGCTCAAGCCGCTCGCGCAGGGTATCGCCGGGCTGTTCCAAAACCTGAACGTCGGCGCCGCCGCGCAGGGACTGACGGCGATCTTCAACGCGGTCGGTCAGATCCTGCCGGTACTGGGCAAACTGCTGTCCGCCCTGGCGCCGCTGGGCAACGCCATCCTCCAGTCGGTGCTGCCGCCGCTGACGCAGTTGATCAGCCAGTTCGTCAGCATCCTGATCCCAGTGATCACGTCGCTCACACCGCTCGTCGCTCCGTTGGTGAGCGTGTTCGTGACGCTGGCGCAGACGTTCCTCGCCCTCGTGTCGGCCGCCGCGCCGTTGATCGCGCCGATCGTGCAGATCGTCACGGCAATGCTGTCGATGAACACCGTGCTGGAATCCCTCCAGCCGATCTTTGCCGCCCTGGCGTCCGTGGTGAAGTCCGTCCTGCCGATCCTGCTCGCACTCGCGAACCTGATCGCGAACACGGTCAGCACGGCTATGACCAGCCTGTTCAAAGCAATCACGCCGATCCTGCCGATCATCGGTCAGGTCGTGCAGATCATCGGCAAGTCGCTGCTGTCTGTGCTGACCACGCTCGCCCCGGTGATCACCACGATCGTCAAGCTGTTCGGCCAGGTGCTGACCGCCGTCGCGCCGGTCCTGCCGCCGCTGGCACAACTGGCGGGCGCCGTACTGGGCGCGCTGGCCCAGATCCTCGTGGCCCTGCTGCCGCTGCTCACGCCGATCATCAACGCCTTCATCCAGATCATCCCGGCGATCCTGCCGATCATCCCGGTGATCACCCAGCTCGTCGGCGTGATCTCGGGCATCCTGATCCCGATCATCAACGCCCTGCTGCCGCTGGTCACGGCCGTGTTCGGCTCGATCGCGAAGATCATCGGAGATGCCCTCAACATCGTCAAGGGCATCCTGATGGTGTTCGCAGGGATCTTCACCGGCAACTGGCGCGAGCTGGGCCACGGACTCCAGTCGATCGCGTCGGGCGCCTGGAACTTGATCAAGGATATCTTCACCGGAGCCCTGCGCGCGATCGGTGACGCGGTCGTGGCCGGGCTCAACATCATCCGTGACATCTTCCAAGGGCTGTACGGCAAGGTGGTCGGCGCTATCGGTGACGCCGCCAAGTGGCTCTACAACATCGGCCGCGACATCATCAACGGCCTGGTCAACGGCCTGAAGTCTGCTTTCAACTCGGCACTGAACTTCGTCAAGTCCATCGGCTCGTCCATCGGTGGCGCGTTCAAGTCGGTCCTGGGCATCGGCTCGCCTTCGCGGATCTTCCACGGGTTCGGGCAGAACATCATGCAGGGCCTGACCAACGGGCTGATCGCCGCGACCGCGCCCGTACTGGCGCGCGTGAAGGGCATCGCCGGCAAGGTGGCTGGTGCCTTCTCCACGACTGTCGACACGTCCGCGCTCGTGCCGGGCGCGTCGGCGCCGCCGGGCGGCGCAGCTTCTGGAGCTGCCGGCAACGCGCCCAGCGCCAAGGATCTCCACGACGCCGTGGTGTCGGCCATCTCCGGCTGGCAGGTCACGCTGTCCGCCACGCAGGCCGCCACCGAGATCAACCGTGTGAACAAGAAGGCGGGTGCGAACCGGTGAGCGTGTTCTACCTCGGTCCGGCTGGCCGGCTGTTGTCCGTGCAGGTTCCGCTGGAGGGATTCGACAACCCGAGCAGCGCGCTGGGGGTCCTGCACACCGCGCTGTCCGGCACGCAGACCAAGGATGTGTTCGGGTACAAGCGGACCTACACCGTGCCGCTGGACGCGCTGGAGCCTCGGGCCTGGTCCTGGTTCGAAATGCTGTTCCGGGGAGCGCTCACGCCGCCGTACTACCTGCTGGACCCGCGTCGCCGCAATCGGCTGGGTGCGGCCGTATCCACGACGCTGTCCACGGTCACGCGGGCCACCGTGTTCACTCCGTCCGCCGGTAGCTCGGTGACCGCCGGAGTGAGTGCGGTGACCCTGCTGCCAGCGGTGGGCGGCTACGTCGCGCAGGCTCCGTCATCGGAGATCGCGTGGCTGGTCACCACGCCGCCGTCCACGCTGATCGGGGAAGTGAGCCCGCTGCCGTGCCTGCCGGGCGAGACGCTGTGCTTCTCCGCCTACGTGCGAGTAGGTGCCCCCACCCTGGAGATCGTGCCGTACAACGCAGCCCTGGTGGCCCAGCCGCCGGTCACCGGAACCACGGTGGTGGCCGGCTCGCCCAGCCGCTCGTACGTCACCTACACCGTGCCCAGCTCGGGCATCGTGGCTGTTCGTCCGCAGCTTCGCGCCACGGCGGTCGGTCCCGTCAACGCACTGGCGTGGCAACTGTCGGACAACACCGTGCCCGAGCCGTGGGTGATGGGTGACGGCGTGCCGAAGGTGCTGGTGGATCAGCAGGGAGGCCACGCTGAGTACCTGAACCGGTACACCTCAGGCTCGTTCGTCCTCCAGGAGGTGTGATGCAGCTCGCCGGCAACGCCGCGCTCGCCGCCGCGCTGGCGGTGGGACAGCAGCGCGACTTCTCGATCAGCCTGATGGTCGACTGGGACCGCAACGGCCTGTACGCCAATGCCAACTCGGACATGTCGGCTGTGTACGAGTCCGGCGTGATCGACCGGCAGTTAACCGGCAGTTTTCCATCCGCCGTGGAGATCACCGAGGGATACGCGGCTGCGGAGCTGGACATCACGGTGTCCGGGAACCTGTCGGACGGCACGCCCGTGTGGCGGGCATTCAGCCCGTACTCCGGCTACCCGCTGGGCTCGGTCGGCATCGGCGGCACGCCGATGCGCCTGGACCTGATCGTGACGACAAGCCTGGGGCCGGTGACGATTCGGCAGTTCACTGGCTACGTGTTCGACGCGCTGCCCAGCCGGGCCAACGGCAACGTCGTGATCACCTGCTATGACGCCGGGTTCATCCTGGCCGCGCTGATCACCCTGTTCACCTGGGCCGTGGACGGGTTCACCCGGACCCAGTTGACCTCCAACCCGGACACGCCTGACTCGGGCACGGTCGCGCTGGGCTGGGTGGTCGAGAACGTGTTGCGGCGCAACGGGTTCTATCAGGGGCCACCGTGGCATCCCAACGCGGTGTGCGCCTGGACGCTGAACGGCTCCGCGCTGCCCGAGATCGGCTGCATCTCGATTGAGGACAGGTTCGTCAACGGGGTCTGGTCCTTCGGATACGGCGAGTTCAACGTGCCGCAGTTCACGCCGTCCGGGCAGGTGTCTGATGTGTACGGGCCGGGCCAGTTCGGCGCCACCTGCTTCAAGGGAGCCACCAAGCTGCCGGCGCTGACGGGCCGAGGCGTCACCTACCTGTACGGCAATGCGCACGCCTTCTGGAACCAGCAGTTCGTGTTCAGCGTGAACGGCTACGGCTCGAACAACTCCAACCTGCTGGGGTTCGGCTGCTGGGTGCAGATCGATCCGACGCAGACCAGCTCGAACAGCAGCATCGCCTGCTGGCTGGAGGAAGCGCACTACAACTACAGCAGCAGCGACCAGCATCCCGCCTATGCCATCATGTCGATCAACCAGTCGGCCGGCGCGGTCTCCGCGCAGGTGTTCAACGAGGGCGGCACGACCACCTGGACCTACACCGCGACCGGCTCCCTGGCCGCCGGCTGGCACTACGTCAATTTCGTGCTGTCCTTCGCCTCCACCGGCATCACAGGCCAATTCATCATGGACGGCGTGGCGCAGGCGACCGGGACCGGCGGGCACGCCGGCACGCCGATCGGCGCCTTCACCTACTCCAACGACAACGCCGTGACCAACCTGTGCCAGGTCATCGCCCGTGGACCGATGCAGTACGCGCAGGTGTATCTCCAGCTCAACACCGCGCTGGCCAGCCATGTGCAGCCGCCACGCACGCAGGCCAGTCCAACCGCTGCCGTGGACCAGTGCTTGACCCGGCTGACGTGGCTGCCCGACGTGAACCAGTTGGCGTCGTGGGACGTACTGAAGGCGGCCATCTCGGCTGAGCTGGGCGCGCTGTACGTCACCGAGGCCGGCGTAGTCACGTTCGACTCGCGGACCACGGTGGCCGCCCGGCAGACGGCGGGCGCTTCTGTCCTGGATCTGACCATTGATCAGGTCATGGACATTTCCCCACAGTCCGTGGCGTCCTCGCTGGTCAACACGATGGCGTACACGACACACGCGCAGCACGCCGCCTACCAATCGATCATCTTCGCCACGACCACGTCCCTCCAGTACCAGGTGCCGGCCGCGAGCTTGCAGACTTGGGGCATAGCGCTGTCGGGCGTGCAGTCCATCCGGCACGGCTCGCTGGGCTGGCACCCGCAGGCGCAGGGCTACTCCAACCCGTCCGCTCCGACCGAGCCCGGTGGCGCCGGACCTTCGGGCGGCTTCACCTACCGGGACTGGATGAACATCTACGGTCCCGCGTTCTGGTACCAGGGGTTCACCGCGTACTCGCCCGGCGCGAGCACACCCGAGGCGCAGCCGGCTGCGGCCACCGGCCTGAACGGCTCCCCGATGGTCGGGCTGCTGGCCACCGATCAGGACAGCCGCAACATGCGGTTGTCCCTGTCCAACGGCAACGCCTCCGGCGGTGTGCTGGTGTACGCGGTGAACGACGCCACGCCGTTCCTGCATGTGGGCGGCACGGTCCTGGTGGATGACGGCTCCGTCACCAGCAGCTACTTTGACCTGACCTCGGTGGGCACCTACGGCACGCGGGCGCTGGACTTCCCTGCCTCGGACTGGGTGCAGGACCCGATTTCCGTGGGCAACGTGGTGGTCTCGATCGTCAACTACACCCGCAACCCGCACCCGTACTTCCAAAGTATGGACATCGTGGGAGATCCGCGCCTTCAGCTTCAGGACGTGGTGACGGTGCGAGACCCGAGCGGGATGGGCACCGCGATGCCGGCCAGCGTGTACGGCATCAATCGTAAGATCAGCCTGAGCGACGGGGTCAAGGACACCTTGACCCTGCGGACCTTCTAGGAGATGACCATGGCGCAGCACACCGCTACCGCCGGACCGATCGACCCCTACGCCATCAGCCTGATCCGAACCGTCGTGCCGGTGGTCTGGGGTCACGCCATCGCATGGCTGGTCTCCCTGGGCATCCCCACGTCCCTGCTGGACAGCTCTCGCGCAATCGTCGTGGAGGCGCTGGCCGCCGTGCTCACCGCAGGCTGGTACGCGCTGTGGCGCTGGATCGAGCTGAAGCTGCCGGCCGAGGCGAACATCATCGCTCGGGTTGCCTCGGTCATCGCGCTGGGTCACCCGGCCAAGCCGGTCTACGTGGCCACTGTCGCCGCAGCGCACTCGCTGGTCACTGGCCCTACCGGGTAGCCTGGGTATTCGCCGGTCTCGGTGACGGTGATCTCCTGTTCAGGCTCTGGCCCTGTCCGGCTCGGCACCGGGTGGGGCCAGAGCCGTCATCGGCCGATACGAGCCGTTCGGGAGCAGAAACGCCCACTGTCGGCTGAACAGCCACACGGGCTCCAACCGAGGACTGCCCCACCACGGCACGAGGTAGCCACGGATCTCCGACCAGGCCACGTCCAGGTGGATCGAGGGCCGACCGAGGTTGTGCTGCTGGTGGCGCACCGCCATCAGGTTGGACAGGCTGTGCACGTCGGGCAGGCTCGTCCCGCCCATCCCCTTCTTGCGCCTGTGGTGTACGGCCCAGCTCTCGCCCAGTGGTAGTCCGCTGACCTCGCAGTGGCCGGCGGAGCGCACCAGCAGCCTGTCGCGGATGACGCTCCAGTTCGCGGTTGCGGTCACGTCGCTCTCCATCCCATTGTGCCCCGCGTAGTGTACGGGGTAACATCGCCCGTATGACGAACCGAACCACCACCGAGACGGGAGCCGTGCTGGCGAACCTCGCCACTGCGTACTCCCGGCAAGCCATGCCGGTGGGTGTTGGGGAGGCTGAAACCGACGAGGCGATGAAGCAGGCCGAAGTGGACCTGCTGATCACCACCGAGGTCTATGAGGCAGCGATGACGCGAGCCAACCGACAGGGCCAGCGCGTCGCAGCGGTGGCTCGTGCGGTGCTGTTCACCGCTGCCGCTGCGGCCAACCCCGACCCCGCGTACCGCAGTGAGATCACCCGACCTCCGCTGCGGGAGTACAGGAGTCCAGACGAGCGGACGCGGCTGAGGTTCAAGCTGCCGCGCCCGGATTACGTTGCGGCCCGCCGAGCCCTGATGCAGTCCGGTACGTCCGTTTCTCAGGCAGTCGAGGACGGCCTGGCGATCTACGCCAGGACCGGGAGTCTGTAGAACAGGAGATCATCGTGACCGAGACCGCACCGGTCCCGGCCGTCTACGCGGCCGTGATCAGCGTGATGAACGCCGTGACGAACGTGCCCAAACGGGGCGAGGGTCCGGCCAACCAGGGCCGGTACGCCTACCGCAAGCTGGACGACGCGGTGGACGCGATCGGTGCCGCGTTCCGCGAGTCGCTGCTGATGTTGCAGTCGACCGTGAAGGCGGTCGCCTACGACACGTACGAGTCCGAAGGCCGCAACGGCGTCTCCACGTGGAGCCGCTGCACCCTGACGATGCAGTACCGCTTCACTAGCCTGATCGATGGCTCGATGCTGGAGTTCGAGGCCATCGGTCAGGGCCTGGACAACTCGGACAAGTCCAGCAACAAGGCCATGTCCGGCGCACTCAAGTACGCCCTGAGCCAGGCGTTCATGCTGGCGACCGGTGACCCGGACCCGGACGCGGACAGCCCGCAGGTGCCCGGCCGGACCGTGCCGCGACCGGACGGCGAGACCGACGCGCAGCGCGTCCTGCGGGAGCGTCGCGAACAGGCCGCCGGTCCTGCCGCTGTCGAGCCGGAGCCGGCAACCCCAGCCGAGACCCCAGCCACGCCGCCGGCACCCGCTACGGCGCCGCAGGAGGCGATCCTGGCCCAGATGGAGCGGGACGCCACGGTGTCACTGACCGAGGCCGCCAAGGAGTCGACGCAGGCTGAGTCCAGCGGCGAGACGATCAAGCTCCAGTCCCGCCAGATCGAGCGCGCCCGCGCGGCGATGAAGGCGGCCACCGGCATTGCCGACCGGTTCACCTTGAACCGGATCATCGTGCAGTCCCGCAAGGAAGGCTTCCTGGCCGCCACCATCGACGGCAAGAACGTCGGGGCGATGCTGGCCGCAGCACGGGGGATGCTGTCGTGAGCGCGAGGTCAGCCGAAGCGGCCATCCGGCAGTTCTGGCCGGATCACGCCACGTGCCTCGGGCAGCACGACCCGGTGGAGGACGTGACCGAGGGCATCGTGTGCCCCTGCGGCACGATCCTGGGTTTCCCGCAGGAGGACGAGCCCGATCCGGATGGCGGGCTGTTCGAGCAGCAGGGGCCGTCGCCGCAACGGGACGACCCGCCGTGGGACACCACGGACCAGACCGACCCGGCGGACTGGCCGGCGCAGGCGGCTGAGGATGCGGTCGTTGCCGAGCAGACGGCGGCCGTCTCGCCGGAGCCGCTGAAGTACGGCGCCGTGTCCTCGGTCGAGGCTGAGGACCCGATCACCAGCGCACTCGTGGTGATCGACCCGACGATGCCGTACGGGCCGGGCGAGCTGGAGGCGCAGTTGATCGATATCGCCGCGCGCCTGGAGCGTGGCGTGCACTTCCAACGCGGGTGGGAGGAACAGAACTACCGCGACCGGCTCAAGTTCGAACTGGCCTACAACCAGTCGATCATGGAGTCGGACGAGTCCAGCGCGGACCGGCGCAAGGCCGGCGCCATCGTCGCGTGCAAGGAGTTGTTCGAGGCCAAGGCGCTCTCGGACATGATGGTGCGCGCCGTTCGGGAGACGATGCACAACCTGCGCAGCCTCCAGTCCGGCTACCAGACCATCAGCAACTCGATCAAGTCGACCACACAGTCCTACATCCGGTAGGGCGTGCAGTTATTCGCACCACGACGAAACAGGAGATGGACATGCCGACCGTTCGCGAGATCAAGAAGGACGGTGGACCGCAGCTCGTGGAGTACCTCGGTCCGCGCGACCTGAACACCCTGCGGCGCCTCGCCGCGTACCTGCACGACGGGTGCGAGTACGGCAAGGGCCGGAAGGTGGGCCTGATGGCTCGCCTCGGATTCGGGATCTTCGGATCGCTGGACAAGATCCTGCGCGAGAGCATCATGCCGGCCGTGGCCGAGCTTCCCGAGGACGCCCCGCACATTCGCGCGGCGGTGCGCGATGGCCGGTGACACGATCGTCACGGTGATCGGCAACCTCACCGCCGACCCGGACCTGAAGTTCACCCCGTCCGGCGCGGCCGTCGCCAACTTCACGGTCGCGTCCACGCCGCGCACGTTCGACAAGAACAGCGGCCAGTGGAAGGACGGAGACGCACTGTTCATGCGCTGCACGGTCTGGCGGGACGTGGCCGAGCACGTGGCCGAGTCGCTGACCCGAGGTGCCCGCGTGATCGTGCAGGGCCGTCTTCAGCAGCGCTCGTTCGAGACGAAGGACGGCGAGAAGCGCACCGTGGTCGAGTTGCAGGTGGACGAGGTTGGCCCGTCGCTGCGCTACGCCACCGCGACGGTCAACCGTGCGGATCGGTCCGGCGGCACGCAGCGCAGTGCTCCGGCGTCACAGGAGCCACCAGCGGACCCGTGGGACCAGCCTGCCGCGTCGACCAGAGCCGGCGCGCAGGGCTTCCTGGATGAGCCGCCGTTCTAGATCGACACCGACGATGCCCCTGGCCCGACCTGGACCGGGGGCATCGTCGCGTGTTGGGACTTGTGCCCCGCGCAAACGGCGGGGTACCTTGTCTCTATGACCAGCAACATCGACAAGGATCGAGAGCAAGCCGAGGCAGCGCACATGGCGCAAGTAGAGGACCAGTGGACGGCTCGCGAAGATCTCGTCAAGGGACTGGCCCGCGTGCTCGGTAGTTACAACTTGCGAGTGGACGTGGTGCCCGACGTGTCCGACGAGGGCGAGCAGTGCACCGTGTGCCGACAGGTCGGCCGCCTCATTGCCGCCGAAGTGCACTACAGCTATTCGGACGAGCCGTTTGGGGAGCCTGACGAGGATGTCCAGCAGTGCTGCATGTGCTGCATGTGCTGCATCTTCCCGTTCATCGACTCCGTGCCGTGGCTCAACATCGCCAAGACGATCACCGTGGAGGTGTCCCGTGGGGCAACCCATCGTCCCTTCTGAAGACTCGCGTACCGCAGATATCCGGCGCGCACAGATCTCCCTGGACCAGTGGGCAGCATCGCTGGATGTCCTCGCGGTCGCCCTGCACGACGCCACCGAGCGCTACATGCAGGCCAAGGCGTGCCTGGTCAACGCCCAGGGCGGACCGGCCACCGTGACGGCGGGCAGCGACATGTACCGCTCGTCGCAGTTGGGCGTCCTGATGGCCAACGACATCATCTTCGGTCGCCCGCACGACGTGCGGATGGAGCTGTCCATGGCGCAGGAGCTGTGGGACAACCCGCAGGAGACCGACGACCCGGCGCTACTGGCCGGCTACCTGTCCACGCTGCGCGAGTACGTGGAACGGGGTGCGCACTGATGGCCGAGCAGGAGACCGCACTGGAGCTGGCCGGCGAGACGCTGCCGACCGCCAAGACGATCCGGGCCGTGCTGCGCCAGCAGCTCAACGACGCGGTGCTGGCCGAGCGGACCCGGCGCGGCGAGGTCGTCGCACCGGAGGACACCTGGCAGATGCACCGGTCCCTCGCGCTCGTCGCGCAGACCTGCGGCGAGTACAGCCGCGCCTTTGCCGACGCGGCTCAGGAGGCCGGACAGGTGGCCGAGGAAGAACTGATCGACACGTTCGGCGAGCAGAATGGCATCCCCAACCAGGGCCTGACCGTGCCCAACGAGGACGGCACGCAGGTCAAGGTGTCGTTGGACATCCGCTCGTCCTGGAGTGCCGACGAGGACGCGATCATGTCGGCCGTGGCCTTCTCGGTCCTGGCCGAGGTCGACTGGCGGACGCTGGCTCTCGCGGCACGTACGCCCCTCCAGCAGGAGGCCGCTGAGAACGACCTGGCCGCACTGCTGGTCGAGGGAATGCAGCGGCTGGTCGCTACAGGCAAGTTCAACCCGCAGGTCACCAAGATCCGCGACTTCACCCGCACGATCGCCGGCACGCCGACCGGTGACCGGGTTGCCAGCACGGTGAACGTCTCGGTCCGCAACAACAAGGTCTACAAGGGCGTCAAGATCGAGACCGTGGACGCCAAGCCGAAGGGGAACCGATGAACGCTACGACGATCGTGGGCTGGGCATACCAGGCTGATGCGTTCCACAGCGAGTGTCTACCGGCCGCTTTCGCCGGAGACAGCCCGGACGAGGTCGAGGCCAACATCAAGGCCGAGGCCGCCAAGCAGGGCATCACGGGGGAAGACAACCCATACTCACGCTCCACGGGGCACCTGCCGCAGCCGATCCTCGCGCCCGACGCGGATTGCACGTATTGCGGCGAGTGCCACGCCGGGCTGATCGAGGGGCAGTGACGTGGACGACGAGACCGAGACGTTCGCGGACTGGTCCTGCCCGACCTGCGACCAGTTCCAGCAGTTGTGGCTGAAGCGGGACGAACAGGGCGTGTGGGCGATCACGGCCGAGTCGCAGGAGATGATCCAGTTCCACAAGGCCGGTCGGTGCGATGACTAGGGCTGCCCCGCGCGGGACGACGAACCGTAACGCGCGGGGCAGTGCGGCCGACCGCCGGCTGCGCAAGCAGTGGCTGCTGGACAGCTTCGGCGACGGCGAGAGCGCCAAGTGCGAGCTGCGGGTCTCGCCGCGCTGTGCCGTCACGGTCGACTTCGTCACGATCACCGTGGACCGGTGGCCCACGGCCGGCTGCGACGGCGGCACGTACTCGCGGGAGAACATCCGCCCGGCCTGCGGCTCGTGCAACTCGGTGGACGGCGGCCGGACCGGCGCCCGACGACGGAGGGAGCAGCGACGGTGAGAACCCTGGTGGCCCTGGAGGGCGGACCCAAGAGCAAGTTCTGGTACTGGTCCGACGACTGGGACAAGGCGTTGAAGTCGGCCGCCAGCCACTACCTGCGGCCGGACCAGTCGCCGCCGGACGTGCTGCGGTACCAGCCCACCGATCGGTACATCGACAACCCGGACAAGCGGTACGGCCAGGGCCAGGTCTGGATCTACCAGCCACCAGCCGCGCGGAGCGGCGCACAGAAGGGCGAGTGCCCGAAGTGCCTGCTGCCGTGTCCTCGGATCATCCGGTGGCGGACGGCCATCGGCGAACAGGCGGAATGCCCACGGTGCCTGCATCTGCCCTACCGCGAGGGCGGCACGTGGCACCACACGATGCCGGCGAAGGATCTTCGTTGGTACGAGGAAAGAGGACTGCTGTGAACGAACAGGATCTTGACGAGAAGCTGACCCGCGTCCGAGACGCGGTGCGGCCAGCGCAGTCGGTGGACATCCTTACGCCGGAGATGCGTGGCGACCTGATCAACACGCTGGTGTACGTCGAGCGCTCGATGGCCCGGATGGACCTCACCGACGCCCGCACCGGCAGGCCGCGTGCGGACCTGGCCAAGGCGAGCGAGGCGCTGCGCCGGGTGCTGGGCGCTCCGGAGCCGACGCAGACGAACGGCATCGGTGGCGACTGACGTGGGCGATCCTCTGCGGGACGCGCTGCGGGCGGTGGAGCGCGCGAGGGAGATCACGCGCGGCTTGGACCAGTCCTCGCGGATCTCGGACGTGCTGCACGTCGCGGCCGGCATCCACACCGAGCTACTGATCATTGAATCGAGCCTCCGAAACGCCTTAGGAGCCGCGCTGAGCGATGCCGTGGGCGATCGGCCCGGACTGGCCCGGTCGGACGCGCCTGCGACCAGCAGGGCGGCCGCGCGGGCTGTCTCCGTCAAGTCGGGTTCCGGCCGGGGCATGTTGCTGCGGGCGCTCCGCGACGCGGGCAGCCTGTCCGATTACGAGATGCAGAACGCCACCGGGATGAAGTCATCCACGCAGCGGCCACGGCGAGTCGAGCTGGTGGATATCGGCCTTGTCCGGCCGTCCAGTGAGCTGACCCGCCGGCACGAGGGTTCGGCCTGGACGGTTTGGGTGCTCACGCCGCTGGGCGTGTCGGTGGCGAACGAGCTGGTTCGACTCGGACATAACGGATCAGTCAAGGTCGATCCGGACACCTGCGTGGAACCCTCCACAGTGGAGGAACCTGATGGCGATCCGGTCCTGTTCTAGACCGGGCAGCAGGCTTATGCTCGACAGACCGCCTCCAGACGGCCGTAGCGCCACCGGGCGAGACCGACACCTCAACCCGGTGACTTGCCACGACGCCCCTTACCCGAAAGGAGCGGACATGACCGTTCAGATTCTACTGACGGTGGTCCTCCCCTAGACACGGCCGTGGCCGGCAGGTGCCTCATTTCCTGCCGGCCACGCTCGCCGCGACCGCCCCAACCCTCACGAGACCGGAGCCCTACGTCAATGACTGGAGTCGCTATGTCGACTGTAGCAAGTACCCCCGTTGGATCACAGCCAACATCCCTGGTCGCTGACGCGATTCGGGCCACAGGCGAGCGCCTGCACGACTTGAGTTGCCCGGACGAGCTGGACCGGGGGATGGCCGCCTACGACCTGGCCGGCGCGATTCAGTGCGCCGCGCCGTTGCTCACGCCGGACGAACGGGCGCAGTTCGCCCTGTTCCTCACGGACGGGTTCGCGTCATGACCGAGCCTGCCGAGCAGTTCGAGGTCGAGCAGACCACCTTCGCCATGATTCCCGGCTGGGTCATCGACGCGGCCGACCCGATGGCGCTGAAGGTGTACGCGCACCTGGCGCACCGGTACGTCAACCAGCGCCGCGAGTGCTGGCCGAGTCAGCGCACGCTCGCGGACGAGCTGAAGGTGGCTGTCCGCACGGTCGAGGACGCGGTGCGCAGCCTCCGTGAGATCGGCGCCGTGCAGGCAACGCGGACGCGCCGGGACGACGGAAGGCTGGGTCGCAACCGGTACTGGCTGCCGATGGACCATCCACACCGAGCGGAGGGTGGTGCCCAGTCCGCTGACCTGGACGTTCAGGACGTTTCCGCAGGTCCGATCCAGCCACAGCAGGATGTGGATAGTCCATCCACGCCTGAATGTGGATCAGGTAACCAGACCCAAGAGGGTAACCAGAGAAAAGAAGGCGAAGCTATCGCTTCGCGCGACGAGCCCGCCGATGGCGTCCAGCTCGCGCTCGTCCCTGCGGCTTTGGAGCACTCCAGTCCGCAGGGCAAGGACGTGAAGGACCCGGACGAGCTGACCGCCCGAGCCATGCGGGTGTACCTGGAGAACTGGGACCGCGAGCAGTTCGGCGCTCCGGCGAACGCGGATGTCACCGAGAGCTGGGTGCGGTCGATCGCCCACCGGTTCGACTGCGACGCGGTGGCCCTGCTCGCGGCCGTCGAGATGGCCGCTGTGCGCGGCAAGGTGTCGCCTGCGCCCGCGTACCAGCCGGCTCCGCTGGAGGGCTCGCGGTTGACGAAGGCGGCGCAGGCGGTGGTTCGCGCGGTGTACGACGCGCAGCACGGTGAGGTCAACTTCGCCGCGCTCATGCAGCGGGCGAAGACGGCGATCAAGGCCGGTCGGGCGCCGGGCGACGTACACGACGCGATGATCAAGCTGATCGAGGACGCCAAGCCGGTCACGGCGCAGCTCTTGGCGCAGTACGCGGAGCAGGTCCGGCTGGATCGACAGGCCAACGAGTCGCAACGGGGTGTGGTCCAGTCGTGAGTGAGAACGCATTCGACCTGTTGGCCGAGCAGTCGCTGCTGGGCGCCGCGCTGACCGGCAGTGACGCGGCCATCACCGAGTTTCTGACCCTGCCGCCGCAGGCGTACTTCGTCGTCAAGCACCAGGTGCTCGCGTCGATCATCACGGACATGATCGCTAAGCGCATCCCGGTGGACCCGACGACCCTGCTGGCGCAGGTTATGGACCAGGGCGTACTGGGCAAGATCGGCGGTGCTCCCTACATCCACACGCTGGTGGCCGCCTGTCCCACTCCGGCCAACGCCGGGTTCTACGCGGAGTGGCTGGCCGAGCTGTACGGCCGGCGGATGCTGTGGCAGGTGTGCGTGTCCGAGGCGCAGCGGCTGGACGCGCTGTGGAACTGCGGCGAGCGGACCGGCACGGCGGACTCGGTGGCCCGCATCCGGGTGGAGCTGGAGTCCGTACAGGGCTACGCAGCCGGTTCCCGGCAGGAGCATGTCTTGGACCTCGCCACCTTCCTGGAGCAGGTCACCGAGTACGAGTGGCTGGTGCCGGGCCTGCTGGAGCGCCGAGACCGGATGATGATCACGGGTGACGAGGGTGGCGGCAAGTCGATGCTCATGGCGCAGTTCGCCTGCACCCTGGCGGCCGGGCTGCACCCGTTCACCTCGGCACCGCTGCGGGACAACGTGCAGGGCATCCGGGTGGCGATCCTGGATTGCGAGAACAGTCCGGCGCAGTCCCGGCGCCGATACCGCGAGGTCGTGCGCCGCGTGGATCTCGCACGGGAAACGCACGGCCTGGAGCGTGCCGACTGGGCCAAGCAGCTCACGCTGGAGTTCCGCACGGACGGTATCGACCTGATGGCGGCGCACGAGGTGGCGTGGCTGGAGCGCTACGTGTCGGCCGCCCAGCCCGACGTGCTGATCATTGGCCCGCTCTACAAGCTGCACCACGAGGACATGAACAGCGAGCCGGCTGCTCGGTCGCTGATCAACGTTCTGGACCAGATTCGCGCCCGCTACAACTGCGCCATCCTCACCGAGGCGCACGCCGGACACAGCACGGACGAGCGAGGCAACCGCAAGATGCGTCCGCGCGGCTCCGCGCTGTTCCTGGGCTGGCCTGAGTTCGGGTTCGGCATCCGCAAGGCGAAGGACGACCCGCACGGCGAGGGCCTGGTGGACTTCGTGAGCTGGCGGGGGCAGCGTGAGCAGCGTGCGTTCCCCGAACACCTGATCAGGGGGCACAGCGTGCTGCTGCCGTGGCGGCCGACGCAGGACTACTACGACGTGCCGGACCCGGACTGGAACGGGTTCGCCTGAGCGGGAGGTAACCGACATGGGCATGATCTTGGATGTGGCGAGCTACCAGGGCAGAGTCAACTGGCCACAGGCGAAGGGTGCCGGCTGTCTCGGCATGATCGAGAAGCTGACCGAGGGAACCGGCTACGTCAACCCACAGTGGAGCGGCAACTACACCGACGCGGGCGCGGCCGGCATTCCTCGCGGCGCCTACCACTTCGCGGACGGCGGCAACGCGGTGGCCGAGGCCAACCACTTCGCGGACGTGTACCTGTCGGTGGGCCGCTGGGAACTGCTGCCCGTCCTGGACGACGAGTACGCCAACGCTGGCCCGGCATTCGCGGGCGCCTTCCGTCAGCAGTTCCGCAGCCGGGTCGGCCACGCCTGGTTCCGGGTGTACTCCGGCGAATACCTGTTCACCCACAGTCTGGCCGTAGACGCCTGGTACGACGCCTACACGTCGCTGTGGCCGGCGCAGTACGCCAGCGCGCTGTCCTGGAGCCACGTCGGCATCGAGCTGTGGCAGAACACGTCCACGGCGAACGTGCCAGGCGTGCTTGGGCACGTGGACGAGAGCCAGTTCCAGGGCGGCTGGACGCCTGCGGTGGACCTGGCCCGGATGGGTGCTCCGGCGCCCGTGCCCAACCCGACTCCGCTGCCGCACCCGATCACCGGGAAGCTGCCGCCCAACACCGTGCTGAGCGAGAAGGCGCACAGCACGGGTCCGGCGGTACAGGTGCTCCAGCGGGCGCTCAACACGCAGTACCCGGCCTACAGTCACCTGGTGGTCGATGGGATCTTCGGGCCGGCTACAGACTCCGTGGTGCGACAGTTCCAGTCCCGCGACCACCTGGCGGTGGATGGCATCGCCGGGCCGATCACCCTGCGTGCGCTGTACCTGATCTGATGGCGACCCGCACGGCGACGCTCACCGAGGGGCAGCTCCAGCGGCGCATCCTGGATCTCGCGGGATGGCGCCGCTGGCGGGCCGTGCACATCCGGCCGCTGTGGCAGCGCGACGGCAAGATGGTCACCGCGTACGAGGGCGACCCCGGCTTGCCGGACCTGATCTTGGCACGTGACGGCCGGGTCATCCTGGCCGAGATCAAGAACGCGACGCGAGCGGCCACGAAGGACCAGCGGGCGTGGCTGCTCGCGGCCGGGCCGAACGGCTACCTGTGGCGCCCGGCCGACTGGCCGGAGATCCAGCGAGTGCTGGCATGAGTTCGCCGCACGCGACTGCGGGCCGACCGTAGGCTGTGATCGTGGGAACGGTGATCAACTCACTGACGGACGGCGCCGGACGCGGACTCCAGGACGTGACCGTGCGCGTTTCCCTGATCGCTCCACTGAATCCGTTCCTGCTCAACGGCTCGGGCGAGATCCTGACCGCCGTCGCCGTGGACACCGATCACGACGGCAACTGGTCGGTCGATCTGGCCGCGTCCAGCACGCTGGAGATGGTCAACAGCTACTACCTGGTGGACGAGTCGGCCGCGCCCGGCGGTCTGCGCTGGCCGATCCGGGTGCCGGACGGCGCCGGACCGTTCGAGATGCGGGACTGCCTGGTGGCGGTGCCGGTCGACTTCAGCCCTGGTGGCCCGACCTCGGTGCGGTTCCCCGCCTATCACCACGAACAGGTCTCGGCGAGCCCTATCTGGACGATCGTGCATAACCTCGGGTTCCGGCCGAACTGGCGGGTGGCCGACAGTGCCGGCGCACCGTGGCACGGCTGGACGATCACCGACCCGGACCTGAACACGTCCGTCATCGATCTCGGTGTCTCCATGGCCGGCACCGCTGAGGGTTCCTAGGAGACGAGCATGGTCGACAACTACGGCAAGCCCATCGACCTGCACAGCAACGAGCTGCGCAACGCGGTCGTCCAAAACCTGGGATCGGCGCCTGCGGGCGAGCTGGCCGGGCAGCTCTGGTACGACACGCTCAATCACCTGCTGAAGTGGTTCAACGGCACGATCGATATTGATCCGCTCAACCGCACCAACCACTCCGGCTCGCAGATCGCCGCCACGATCTCCGACTTCACGGCCGCCGTGCAGGCGTTGCGGTGGGCGTCCATGACCGCGCCGAACGCGGCCGTACCGATGGGCGCGCAGAACTTCTCGGGCCTGGCCACCGCCTCGGGCGCCGGACAGGCCGTGGAGTACGCGCAGTTCAACACCGCGCTGGCCAACATCGCCACCGGGATGGACCTGAAGGAAACTCAGGCGCAGGTTGTCACGACGACCAACCTGAGCCTGGCCGCGCCCGGCGCCACGATCAACGGCCACACCATGGTCGCGAACGACCGCATCCTGGCCGCAGGCCAGACCACGGCGAGCGCGAATGGCCTGTACGTGTGGAACGGAGCCGCGTCGGCCGCCACGCGAGCACCGGACGCCAACACGGCTGGGTCGATCCTGCCGGGCACCATGGTCGCGGTCGGGAGCACGGACAGCGCCAACCCGGACACCGTGTGGATGCAGACCGCGAGCGGCACTGGGACCAACAACGCGATCGTGCTGGGCACCGACAGCCAGACCTGGATCAGGGTGCTGTCGCCGGTCACCTACACCGCAGGCAACGGGATCTCCATCACCGCTGGCGTCATCGCCGCCGTCGTAGCCGGAGCCGGCGGCTTGGCGGTGGGTGGTGGCGGACTGAGTCTCGACACCACCATTGCGACTCGCAAATACACGACCACGCTGACCGGTGACGGCGTCACCACGTCGTGGACCGTGACGCACAACCTCGGCACGACGGACCCCGTGGTCGTGGTGCGGATCGCCGGAGCGAAGTGGGAGACCGACGACCAGGTGGCCGGCGCCGGAGCGTCCACCACTCAGGTCGTGATCGGCATCTCGCCGGCACCTGCGAACGCCACGGCGATCCTCGTGGCGGTGTACGGCTGATGGCGCGCAACTGGGGCACCACCGAGGTCATCCCTGACCCGGCCGTCGCACAGAACCCGGCCAGCAAGAATTACGTGGACATCACCACAGCCGGACTCAGTTACGGCGGGTGGGGTGATGGAGACTCGGACGTTTTCGCGGACCTTCTCAGCACGTACTCGCGATCGCTGATGCAGTTCATCCCCACCGCCAACCACATGAGCATCGGTACCGTCACCGGCAACACGCAGCAGGCGTTGCTGTTCAAGAACAAGCGCGCGTTCACGTCGACCGGAGTCCGCTACCTGACGGGCGCCACGGCGCAGTCCGCCCAGACCACCACCGTGTCGATCTTCACGGGCACGTCGCTGGGTGCCATGGTTCCGCAGGCAACCGTGTCCGCGCCGTTCTCCGCGCTGAGTTCGCTGGTGCAGGTGGCATGGGGTTCCTCGATCCCAGTGCCGGTCGGGTTCGTGGCGATCGTGTTCACCGCGAATACGGCCGTGTCGACCGCAGCGCAGTTGATGACGCCCGGTCAGGTGAACCCTGGCGGGGCTGGCTTCACCGCGCCGTCGTCCACGCAGTTCCAGATAGCGCAGCGGTCGGGCCAGACGCTGGCCAACCCGACCGACTTCACCACCGGCTGGACCGGCGAGGCGCTGCTGCCGTGGACCTCGATCTATTGAAGTGCTGGGGATATCGGGGGTTCCCGAAGGCTAGTCGCCAACTCCGGATCGGATTTCTACCGCATCCCGGCCATCGTGGGCACGAGCACCGCAGGCGTCCTGGTGGCCACGTTCGACCACCGGCAGACCAGTGCCGCTGACCTGCCCAACGTCATCGACGTGCAGACCTCGCGCTCGACTGATGGCGGGCTCACCTGGAGCGCTCCGGCGATCGTAGCGGCGCACACGGGCGGCAACACCACGGCGACCGCCATCGGGCGCGGAGACGCCTGCTTGACCTACAACAACGCCACCGGCCGGATCTTCTGCCACTACATCCTGTCCCCCGTGGGTGTTGGGCTCGCCGCGAGCGACAACACGACGGCCAACGGCTCCACGACGACCCTGAACTGCTGCTATCGCTACTCCGACGACGGCGGGGTGACCTGGTCGGCTGAGGTCAACTTCACGTCCACGGTCAAGACATCAGCGATGCTCGGCACGTCGGCCACCTCGGGCCATGGCTTCTGCGACGCCAGCGGAACCGTCTACGTGCCGTACTGCTACACCGACAGTGGCGGCGCCCGGCACGACTTCGTCATGTCCTCTGCCGACAACGGCACCACCTGGGTCCGCTCGTCCATCATCAACTCCGGCGTGGACGAGCACCACGTGGTCCAGCGCTCGGACGGCACCTGGCTGTCCGATGGTCGGCCGGTTGCCCAGACCTCGCGCCAGCTCTACAGCGCGACCACGGTCGGAGGGACCTGGAGCGGACCTATCACCGTGGTCGGCCTGCCGGACCCGAAGTGCAACGGTGACATCCTGCGGGTGTCCACGGACTCCACGAGTCCCTACGCGACGTGGCTGCTGTCCTCCGCCTGTGCCAGCACGGCGAACCGAGGCGCACTGACGGTGTGGCTGTCCAAGGACAACGGCGTCACGTGGCCGGTGGCGTGGCAGGTGTATCCAGGTGGCGCGGCGTACTCGTCCATGGCGGTACTACCCGATGGAACGTTCGCGATCTTCTGGGAAGACACCGACCACGTGGCGCTCTCGGTGACGACGTTCAGCCTGCTCGCGCTCGCCTACTGACAAAGCAGTCCCCCGGTCAGCTTCTGCGAGAGGCTGGGTCCGGGGGCTACGTCACCGACTGTACCCCGCCACGGCGCGGGGAGCAACGGCGAATCGCCACGCCGGCATAGCTGATCCACACCGCTGTGACCGGGGGTTATCATCCGCTCATGAGCGAACAGGTGAAGATCCTCCGGACTCGGTGGGTAGCCATCGACTCGGTAGCCGCTCACCCTGAGAACGCTCGCAAATCGGACACCGACAGCATCCGCCGGTCCCTGGAGGACCACGCGCAGTACGCCCCGATCGTGGTGCACGAGGCCAGCCGGAACGTGATCGTGCACAACCACGTGTGGATGATCGCCAAGGAGCTGGGCCACAAGAAGATCTACGCCACGTTCGTGGACTGCTCGGACGAGAAGGCGCGAGCCGTGCTGGCCGTGGACAACCGGACATCCGATGTGGCCACCTACGACGAGACGGCGTTGATCGCCCTGCTGGAGAGTTTGGACGCGACCGACTCCCTGGGGCAGGCCGGCTACGACCTGGGGGATCTGGACGACCTGCGGGCGCGGCTGGAGGAAGTGGACGAGCTGGAGGTGCCGGGCGAGGTGTCCCGCGACCGGCCGGCGCGCACCCTGGACGAGCAGCACGCGGACTACGCGGAGTCCGGAGTGCGCTCGATCGTGGTCATGCTGAGCAGCGAGGCGTACGTCAAGCTGGTGGCGCATCTGGACCAGATCCAGGCGCATTTCCAGACCGCGAACTACTCGGACACCGTGGCCGCGCTGGCGGCCGACTACGTGAAGCAGGTGCTGTGAAGACGCTGGAGCTGCCGCGCCTGATCGAGCGCGCCGAGGCGCGGGCCGCGCTCGTCGGTTCGCGCGTGGCCAGCCTGACGCCCACGGTCACCGAGGACACCCTGATCGTGGACGCGGACAGCGGCGAGCCGGTGGCCTACTACGCGCCACTGGGGTCGGTCGACTGTCGGGACCTCCGCTGGGCCGTCCGGTCGATCAAGGATTTCAACGGCGTCAACCGGTCCGGCTCGGGCTATCGCACGTATTCCGCGACGTTCGGCACGGCGCCACGCAAGCCTGTGTTCCAGCGCGAGGGCTGCGCCTCCACGGCGGTGAAGCGGGACTGGCCGGCGCAGCACGCGGTGCTCGAACGGTATGCGGAACGATGCCAGGCCATGCTCGCGGACGTACTGCCGGAGATGGTGCGGCGGTCGCAGGACGAGTCGCAGGCGATCCTGCCGGACTGGCGACTCACGCCCGAGACGCTGTGGACCTCCGGCGTGATCAACCGGACGGTGGCGATGCCGTACCACACGGATACCTCGAACTACGACGTGTGGTCAGCGATGCCGGTGGTGCGTCGCGGCGTGCGTGGCGGGCACCTGCACATCCCGGAGTACGGCGTGGTGCTGGAGTGCCGCGACTCGTGGTGCTCGTGGTTCCCCGGCCACCGGCTAGTGCACGGCGTGACGCCGATGAGGGTGACCGATCCGGACGCCTATCGCTATTCCGTGGTGTTCTATGCCCTGCGGGGAATGAAGGACTGTGCCACGGCCGCCATGGAGACCGCCTACGCGCAGGGCAAGCGCACCGACCGGGAGCGCGCCTACGCGGCCGACCTCGCGAAGGGGCTGACGCAGTGATCATGCAGACCCCGATGGTGGAGACCTACCGGCGCTGGCACTGGATGCAGCGCGACACGCAGGACATCGACCCCGTGTATCCGGTGCTGCGCGAGCTGACCCGGAGCTGGACGCACGAGGAACGGGCGTGGCTGGTGCTGCTGCACGTCGGCTACTACCACCTGGGCTCCGCGTTGCGGGCGTTCGACGCATACCCGGTACCCGACCGGGGCCTGGTGACGAAGGTCGGCCGGCTGCCGTGCGCCACGGAGCGGCGAGGGCACCGCAACCCGATCGCCCTGGCACGGCACTGGCTGAGCGTGCTGGACGCGATCGAGCAGTGGGGTAGCGCGTACGCACTGCTGTGTGCGCCGTCCTGGGCCGAACTGACCGCCCGACTCACCGGTATCCACGGCAACGGCCGCTGGGCCGCGTACAAGGCAGCGGAGATGGCGCAGAAGGTGCTGGACGTGCCGGTCACCGTGCCGGACGCGGCGCACGCGGACAGCTCCGGTCCACGCAAGGGCCTGTCGCTCGTCCTCGGTCCACAGCCTGTGGACAACGGTGTGGATACGATTCGTCAACTGGACACATTGACGACAGAACTGGCACACGATCTCCGCGAGACCGACCTGGGATACGTCGAGACCAGCCTGTGCGACTTCCACAGCCTGGCCGAAGGCCGGTACTACCTCGGGCACGACATTGATCAGATGCTAGGCCAGCTTTACGAGGTGCCCACGATCTCGACTTCACCGACACTGCTGGCCCGCCGGCACAGCCTGCCGGACGCCTACCTGGGCGAGGTTCACGGCTGGCGGGGGATCTGGTCCGACCGGCGACAGGTGTTCGCACGCAGCGGCTACATCATGGAGAGGTACGCATGATCATCGTGGTGGGTAACGGCATCGTAGGGTCCTGCCTGTCGCGGCACCTGGGCGACCGAGGGATACGACACCTGGTGGTGTCCGCCAGTGCGCCGGACTCGATGGCGGCGGCGGCACTGCTGCGCCGTGGCTACCACCACGGCGACGAGCTGGCCCTGTTCGACCGGTCGCTGGAGCTGTTCAAGACGTGGGGCGTGGACGTGCAGTCCGGCGGCTGGGTCACCAACTACCGCAAGCCGGGCAAGCGTCCGCACCAGGAAGCCGACTGGCACATCCTGGACCCGTGTACCCCGCTGGTGTCGGCCGACGTGCAGGCGTTCGCGGTCCGCCACGAACAGGGCGTGCTGGTGGGCGATCCGACCGACGCGGAGCTGATCAAGGCTGACCGGGTGTTCTGGGCGACCGGCGCCGTAGACGCGACCGGTATTACGCACGGCGTGACGTGGACGCACCCGGACCCCGCCGTGCTGACCTCGCCCAGCCGGCTGCGGCTGCACCACTACGCGCCGTACAAGACGATCGTGGCCGCCCGTGTCGGTGGCGCCGCTCGCCTGGGCAGCTCGTCAGCGAAGTCGGCTACCACGGCGTTGACGCAAGCCGAGCGGATGTTGGCCACCGCAGCCGAGGTCGGCATGATCCGCAGTCTTCAGGGCTGGAGGGCGGTGACCGGCCTGCGGTGCAAGGGCACGAACGCGACCCCGTCCGGCATCCACTTCGGCATCGTCGGGTTCCACCGGACCGGCTACGCGATCGCTCCGGCGGCCACTGAGCGGTTCGTGGAGCGTGCGCTGTGACCAGGTTGATCTACCTCGTGGGCGAGCCGGGCGTGGGCAAGTCGTGGCTGTTCACCGAGTTGACGAAGGCGTTCGAGCGGACCGCGCTGCCGACCCCGGCACCGCGTCGGGAGTTCCTGCTGAGCCCGGACCGCAGCTCGATCGTCGGCGTGGAGCTGGGCGCGCGAGCCGGCAAGCACCATGCCGGCTATCCCGGCACCGACGCGCTGCCGATGAACGCGGTCATCGCTGCTGAGCAGTACCTGGTCTCAGGGACCGCGCAGCGCGAGACCCCGCTGATCCTGGCCGAAGGCGCGCGGCTGGGCGTGCGCCGGTTCCTGGACGCGGCGCTCACGGCGCGCATCGACACTCACGTGGTGCTCGTGACCGACCCGGAGCGGGCCGCCAAGCAGCGGGCCGACCGAGGATCGGCGCAGAACCCAAGCTGGGTGCGTGGCGCGACCACGCGAGCTGTCCGGTTCTACGCCTACGCGGTGCAGGCCGGCGTGAGCACGCACGCTTACGCGATGCGGCCGGCAACCGAAGTGCTGGCCGGTCTGGCAGATCTGATCCGGTAGCGCGCGAGTCCAGCACCGGTCGCGCGAACGGAGGTGAGCCTGATGCCGACCCGCAAAGCGGCCAAGCCACGTCAGGTGGCCGGCGCCACCACATCCGCCACGGTGGTCGCCCTGGATGTCACGCTGGGCGCGAAGGTCGTGGAACTGGTGGCGTCCGGGCTGACCGTGACCAAGGCAGCCGAGACGCTGAAGATCACCCGCAAGCACGCCTCGGACCTGTTCAACCGCGAGCTGGCGGACATCCTGGCCGAGACCAACGAGCAGCGGCAACTGTTGTTGGCGCGCGAGCTGGAGACCCTGCGGCTGCTCAAGCGCGCCTGGATGGGCAAGGCGCTGTCCGGCGACTACCAAGCCGCCCGGATCATCCTGCAGGTCGGTGACCGCGTGCACAGCCTGCTGGGTCTCAACGCGGCGATCCAGGTGGAGATCAGCAACAAGCGGATCGATGAGACCGTGGCCGGCGTGCTGGCGCTGCTGGACTCGACCAACGACGTGCCGATGATCCTGAATTCGGAGGACGTTGGATGACGGCCGCGCTGGACGCGGAAGTCCGGGCACGGCTTGATCAACTCAATGCCGCAGAACGGCGGCTGGCCGAGGTTCGGCTGGAGCGCATCCTGAAGCGGCGTAACGCCGTCCAAGAGTTTCGCTCGCCCGGCCACCTGGCGAAGTTCGCCAACCCGGAAGTCCGGCAGACGGACATGATGGTGGCCCTGGACAAGGCGGTGCTGGCGGCCGAGGCCGGTATGCAGCGACGCTGGATCATCTCCACGCCACCGCAGGAGGGCAAGACGCTGCGGTTGGGCACGGCCGCGCCACTGTGGTTCCTGCTGCGCGATCCGTCCCGGCGCATCGTGGTGGCCAGTTACGAGCAGAACCTGGCCAGCCGCAGCACGCTGGCCGTGCGCCAGCTCGTGGAGACCTACGGCGGTGGGTACAAGGGCGAGAACCGGCACGGCGCCGAAGATCACTTCGGGCTGGTGCTGGACCCGGACAAGGCGCAGCAGACCAACTGGCAGTTCGCGGACGTGCCCGGCCGCGTGAATGGCGGCATGACGGCGGTGGGTGTCGGCTCCGCGTTCACCGGCCGATCAGCGGACATCCTGGTCATTGACGACGCGGTGAAGGACGCCAAGGCGGCCGACTCCCCGCAGCAGCGCAAGGTCATCTGGGACTGGTTCCGGGCGGTGGCTACGACCCGTCTGGCCGGCAACGCGATCATCATCGTGATCGGTACCCGCTGGCACGAGGATGACCTGATCGGCCGGCTGATGCGGCGAGACGACGCGGAGCCGACGCAGTTGTGGTCCCGGCTGGTGATCCGGGCACAGGCCGAGAGTGACGATCCGCTGGGCCGCACTGCGGGCGAATACCTGGTCAGCGCCCGCAAGGAGGGACGCGACTGGTACCAGATCCGGCGTGACGTGGGCGAGCGCTGGTGGGCCGCGCTGTACCAGGGTCGGCCGGCGCCCGAGGCCGGTGGCGTGTTCAAGCAGGAGTGGTTCGACCGGCACCGCCGGACCACCGCGCCGGAGCTGACCACCACGAAGGTGTTCGTGGACCCGGCCGACAACGAAGGTGACGGCGACGAGGCCGGCGTGATGTGTGCGGGCAAGGGCGCGGACGAGCGCTACTACCTGCTGGCCGACCGGTCGGAGACGATGACCAGCCAACGCTGGCTGCGGGTGGCCTTCCTGGTCGCGCTGGAGTTCGGCGCCGAGGAAGTAGCGTACGAGCAGTCGCTGTCCGGGCTGAAGCGCACCGCCCGGCAGGTGTGGAAGGACATCGCCCGCGAGGCGCGCAAGCTGCACGAGCTGTGGAAGGCGCTGCCCCGTCAGCCGTGGCCACGGCACGCCGACCCGGCCGTGCTGGGCGACGCGGTGGACGCGCTGGCTCGCGATGACGCGGACGCGACCGAGAAGGCCGTGCTGGAGGCCAACCTGGTCGAGCTGTGGCCCTGGGTGCCCAAGGCGCTGGACTTCCCCGTCTCGGGCATCCCGATCCGGGCGTTTCCGGCGAAGGGTAGCAAGACGTTCCGCGCCAAGATCATCGCACCGCTGTTCGAGGGCGGCCACGTCAGCTACGTCGGGTTCTTTCCGGAGCTGGAGCACCAGCAGATCTCGTGGCAGGAGTCGCAGAAGTCGCCCGACCGGATGGACACGGCGGTGCACGCCTTCACCGAGCTGTCCCGCATCGGTGGTGCCACGCGGGTGCAGCCAGCACAGGGTCGCATCCCCACCCGTACGTCTCGGCTCCAGATCGCTCGCCAGGCCGGCGGACGGCGGTGGTGACGTGGAGATCCGACCGCAGTCCGAGACGCATCGTCTCAACGGCTCCCTGCCGGGTCCGGCGGCTGTGCGCAATCAGGTCCGTGCGGTCACCCTGCGGGTCGAGTCGCTGCCGGGCGGGCTGCTGCGGGTGTCTACTCCCACCACGCCCGGTTGGGCCGCTACAGCACGCACACAGGACGAGTTCATGCGGGCCATCCGGGACGCCTTCACTGAGGCACAGGTGGCCGCGTACGCGGCCTGGCGCAACCACGAGTACGACCTGGCCGAGACCGTGATGCGGGACGACCCGGACCCGCTGGTGGCTGCTGCCCCGTCCCGCCGGACGCGGGTGGCGGTCCGGCGGGACCAGTACGACCCGTCCGCCTGGTCGGTCTGTGCGGACGGCCGCTGGCGCTCGCCTTCCGGGCGGCTGTACCGGCCGGATTCCACGATGGTGTCGAGGGTTCGCGCTGCTCGGATCAGGGTCGGGCTCGATTGACGCTTGTGCCCCGTTCGAACAGGGGGGTACAGTCGCCTTGACCGACTGAATCCGCAACGAGGGGAACACCTGATGGGTCAGCAGGAAGCGCGGCCGGAATCCATCACCGACCTGCCGAACTACGTCCAGACCGAACAACTGGCCTTCATTCGGCTCACGCAGCCGATGCTGCTGGCCAACGTCCTTCCGATCATTGACGCGCTGCTGCACAACGCGGCGCACGCCTACGGCGAGGACATGCTGGTCATCGACTCGTCCGGCGGCCAGATCGAACTGGGCCGCAGGCTGGACACGGGCGAGCTGGCCAAGATCCTGGCCGAGACGCAGGAGAACTGGGACCGCGAGAACGATCAGCGGGAGCTGGCCGCCGGACGAGTCGAGCTGGTCGTGGGCGATGCGTTCGACGTGTCCGGCTACCAGCACACCTGCAAGCGCCAGGTCGGCTCCGAGATCTGTGCCCTGAACCGCCGGCACTACGGCAAATGTCTCGCCGTACGAGACGGCCATGTGGTCGAAACTCGCCCCGGACTCTGGCAGTAGCTCGAACCTCAACCCGTGCGTCACTACCCGACGCACGGGTTGATTCGTGAATTGCGTCTCTGATTCGTGAACAGGAGGACACCGTGCCCGACATGAACATCAGCCTGCCGGATATCAAGCTGCCGGATATGGGCAATTGCGACGTGTGCAATAACGAACCGGCGGTAGGCGTGGCCTGCGTGCCGGGAATGCCGGTGAGCGTCGCCTACGGCGCAGCCTGTCTCGCCGCCAACGCGCATCCGTACGGATTGCTGGTGGCCAACACCGCGCTGATCGGCAACTACGCGGACAGCACGGAATGGTGGCAGGAAATGATCGACGCCACGCTGGCCCACCTCGGCAAGCCGCGCGAGCAGTTCGACGCGGACGTGGCCGAGTCCAGTGCCGAGTTCGAGCGCGAGATAGCGCTGGCGGACGAGAAGCTGGAGACCATGGCGGCCGACCGCAGTCCGCTGGAGTTCCACCCGGCCGGCTGCATCTGTCCCGGCTGCGGTGGAGTCACCACGCAGTCGCGCTGGACAGGCGGTGAGCCTCGTGGGTGATCTGCCGAAGCTCAAGCGAGACTGGATCGGCCGGAAGGTCCGAACCAAGAACGTGCTGCGCAACGGAAACTCGATTATCCCGGCTGGCACCGAGCTGATCGTGGCGGACAACCACTCTGGACTGCGCCTGCGGTCCGAACCGTGCGAGCACTGCGGCGTCTCGATCTACATCACGCGGGTGCCCGAGTCGTCCGTAACCCTGCTCCCGCTGGAGGTCGAGACCCATGGATGAGCTGCCCGGAATCCTGGAGCGCCTGGCGAACCTGGCCGACAACCTGGAGCTGAAGGCGGCTGCGCCGCTGGAGGACGCCCAACTGACGATGCAGCACACGCTGTACGAGCTGGACGCTCTGACCGGCCGCGCGCCGGTCAGAGGTGTGCGGCCATGGTGGCTGTGATGGACGAGGCGACTCAGCAGGCCATCCTGCGGATAGCGGACCTGATCCAGGACAAGCTGGAGGACGAGAACACCGACCGCCAGTACATCGCCGAAGACGCCCTGGCCCGTCTGGACATGCTGGCCGACCCGACCGGCGTGCCGCGCGGCGGCATCGTGTGGGGAGTGTCGACATGAGGTACCTCATCGTGCTGGCGCCGCTCGCGCTCGTGGCACCGATGATCATCAGCCTTCTGCTCGAACACAGGAGGCCACGATGATGGCACCCGGCCACATGGCCCACGGCGCGCTGTTCGGCTTGGTACTGGCACCGCTGGCACCACACCCGGCCGGGCTGCTGGTGTCCACTGCGGTGCTCGTCGGTACCGGCGTGATCGGCGCCTTGGTACCGGACCTGGACCACCCGAAGTCGCGCCTGACGCACGCGCTCGGTCCCGTCACGTGGGTCCTGAGCTTCTGTCTGGTCCGGCTGTCCAAGGCCGTCTACATGGCGACCAGGACCAAGAAGGACTCGCCCGGTACCAACGGGCACCGGGCGATCACGCACACGCCCGTGTTCGCGCTGGCGGTCGGTACCGGCACGTTCCTGGTACTGGTACCGACCGGCCTGCACGCCTACGCCCTGCTGGTGGCACTGGGCCTGACGATGGGCTGTTTCGCCCACCTGTGTGGCGACTCGTGCACGAACAGCGGCGTGCCGTGGTTCTGGCCACTGGTGCGCGACGGCAAGCGCTGGGGCCACTACGGCATCCCGAAGGCACTGCGGTTCGAGACCGGTGGCGCCGTGGGCGAGCCGTTGATGACGCTGGTGTCGGTCGCGGCGTGTGTCGCCGTGCCGCTCGCCTACGGCTACCTGGGCTGGGGGGTGTGACGTGGCGGACGAGGTGTTCACGACATGGCGGATCACGGTTGACCTGCACACGGATGTGCTGGAGGCCGATGCACGGCGCGTGTTGGACGCGATCAAGCGGATGGACGAGGTAGCTGGCGCTGACCTGGAGGATTTCGATGGATGAGCAAGCGAACCTGGCGCCGGACGCCAAGCAGCCGGGCTACGTGGCCGAAATCGACTTGACGCCTTACGGCGCCTCGTGGGGCTCGCAGCCGAGGCATCACGGGGAGATCGACTACGTGTTTCCCGGCCGGGCGGTGCTCGTACTGCCCGGCCGGGAGTGGCTGGCCGAGCCCGAGGCGTGCGAGTGGGATGGGCCGGGCGAGTGGGTGTTGGACGACAAGGTGCTGGTCTGCCCCTGCTGTGGTCTGGACTGCACGTGAGCCGCCGGCAACGCGCCCGCGTCCGCCGACAGGCGGCCACCTACCGGCGGTGTGAGCTGTGCGGCAAGCGCGTCTACCCGGACGCCATCGGCGCCAAAGTGGACGGCGCCTACTGGAGCCAGCGCGTATACCCCTGTCCAGCCGGCCAGGGCTTCCATCTCACGAGCCTGGAGGTGTGTTGTGCTGGGTGAGCAGCGAGTAGTCGCCGAAGCGACCGTGCAGCAGGGTCCGCTGACGTGGATGTACTGGCCGAACCTGGAGGGCCGGCAGTTCCTGATCGACAAGATCCGGGCGGTGTACCGCACCACCGAGGACGGCCGCTGGGTGATCCGGCACCTGTGCCTGTCCGGCCGAGCGCTGCTGGTGGACGGCACGATAGGGCGCACGGAGCGGTTCCGGTTCTATGAGCCCGAGCCGCGCCCGCGTGCCAGCCACGTGCCGGACAGCCCGTGGATCGACGCGCCGGAGTGGGCTCGTCGCTGGGCTGCCGAGCTGTGCCCGCAGACTGTGGTGATCAAATCGACTGTGTGAGCGCTGAGACCACCGCGAGACGCCCCGGACATTGATGCAGGTCCGGGGCGTCTCGCGGTCTCGACCGGTACAGAGACTGGATCTTGAACAATCTTACCGTGAGTAGAACGATCTCACTCTGCATACCCGCAGGTCAGCAGCGTGATCGAGCCTTCTGAACCGGTGAGGATCACGGGTCGCGCGCACGCCTGCGCGCCTAACGCGCGGGCGAACATGAGACCCGCGTTGCGACTGTCCGTGCACGTCACGCGCTCACGTCCACGTCCGCAGCCGCGCCCGTGTGCCACACGCCCGAGCGCGAGTGCGCGCGACCTTCGCCCGCGAGCCGGTTGAGCCGCCGGAACACGGTGGCCCGCGACAGGCCGGTGCGTTCGGCCAGCTCATCGGCCTTGCCGGGCTCGATGTCCAGCGCGGCCATGACCTCGTCGGGCTCGGCATCCTCGTCGGGCATGTCGATGATGATGCCGCCGTGGCCCATGAGGGCTGCCCAGGCCGTGGGTTCTGCGGTGGGTCGGCCGGCGGCCACGCACGCCTCGATGTGGGCTCGCCGGTCACGCACGGTCACGAAGTAACCCTTGGCGATGTTGGGCGTGGAGTGCGCCTCGTCCCGCAGCAGGTGCTGACCCGTCTTCAGGCCGGCACTGTTCCAGCCGTAGCGCACCAGGTCCCCCCACAGCACGCGGGAGGCGTGCGCGTCCAGCGCGAGGCCGACCGTGGACTTGAGCTGGGCCTGGAGTTCCTTGCTGCCCGTGTCCGCCTTGCTGCCGTTCTGGCACAGCAGGATGAACCGCACCCCGGCCTTGCGGCCACGCTTGCCGCAGCGACCCACCAGGGCCAGGTGCTTCTGGCCTTCCTTGCCTCGTCCCTCAGCCTCGGCAACGAAGTCCGGATACTCGTCCACGATCACGGTCAGCCACGGCTCGCTGGGACTGGGCATGAAGGCGTCCGGGGCGTCGTCGCTGGACGCCTTGTCCAGGCCCAAGCGCCGTTCCCGGTCCTCGATGAACGCCATGACCCGCTCGAACAGCACCACCGTGGACTCATAGTCCGTGGCCACCGGCATACACATGACCGGCTCCCACACACGCAGGGTGGCGCCGGACGCGAGGTCACCGGCGGCCAACATGCAGTCGTCGCAGGCCGCGAGGTAGACCAGCAGAGACTCCAGCCAGATCGACTTGCCGGAGCCGTTGGCGCCCACCACGAGGGTGTGCTGGAGCATGTAGATCTCTTCCATCGCGTCCGCGTGCAGACCCATCGAGAACCGCAGGTCATTGGCCCGCAGGGAGACCGTGCCTGGCGCGGGCATCGGGTGCAGGATCTTGCCCTTCCACGGGTCCTTCGGCAGGAACCGCAGGCTGACTCGCCGGGCGTTGGACTCGTCGGTCAGCAGGTAGATCGAGGACAGCCGCAGCGAGTAGAAGCTGGCCAGCGTGTCCATGCGTGGCGCGAGCTGTGCGGCCGTCATGCCTTCGGCCAGCCGGATCGTGAGGATGGACTGGCCGCGCGAGCCGCGCGCCTCCACCACGCGCGAGCCGTGCAGCTCGCGGATCGGGCCACGTTCCTTGTCCGCGAGGATGCGCCAGCGCCGGGCGTACCGGTCCGCCCGGCCGGCTACCCGGATGCGGCGGTGGTACCACCAGGACCCGCCGAACACCAGGAGACCAAGCTGCCACCACAGGGCCGTCGTGGTACTGGGGCCGGCACCGACCCGCAGTGCCAGCCAGCCACCGAGTGCCGCGAGGAACAGGGCCAGATAGGTCCGTTCCGGTACCCGGTCCAGCACGCCCTTGCGGCCGGCATCCACCGAGTCCGGTACCAACGCGAGTACCAAGCGGGACCAGGGACCGGACAGCCGTGGTCCCAGTACCGCGAGTACCAAGCCGGCGGCCGGGAGTACCAGGGCCGCCCACCAGGTCCACGACGCGGTACCACGCCAGACCAGGGCCAGGATCTCGGTACCGGTGGCGAGGTACAGCGGGGTGAGTACCCGGCGCCAGCGCCACGCCAGATGGCTGATGCCCTTGCCGATGGGCCGGATGACGAACCGGAACAGGCCGTAAAGGAACAGGCCGGTCAAGATCCCGTCGCCGAACAGGTCAACCAGCGGGTGCTTCTTCTTTGCCATCTCAGGCACCTTCCTTGACGAGTCGGGCGATGCGGCCGGCACGCGCGGTGCCGAGGTTGTAGGCGGCTGCGATCGCCCTGCGGGTGGTGTGACCGTCGTGCCGGGCTCGGGCCACCAGGTCGTCATCGCTGCCGGCCTTGGCGGTCACGACGTGCTCGGACCGGCGGATGGGCGACACCTTGGCGGGACTGGCGGCCGACTGATCCGGGTGCACCTTGGCCGGCGCCTCGTCCCGGATCGGCCGCAGGACGATGGTCCGTTCGGACAGCGTCTCCGGCGGCACGGGCCGATGAGCGGTGACTGACTCGGGCTCGGTGACGGGCGAGATCACGGGCAGGTCGTCAGCGGCCGTGGGTCGCGGCGCTTCGGGCTCGTCCTGGTGCGTTGTAGGTCGGTCGGGCTCGACTTCCCCACGCACATCCGGCAACGGTTCGGTCACGATCGGCTCGGACGGCCGGACGGGTTCGGGCGGTGCGACGTTGGGCGGTGCCACCAGGCCGACCAGGTCAGTGACGGGCACGGCGACCAGGGCGGTCCGGAACGCGGACCAGGTGCCCCGCCGGTCAACGGTCCAGCGCAGCGCCAGCAGCCCGAGCCGCAGGCGGAACGCGCGCTTGCCGTGCCGGATCTCCCATTCGGCCCGCAGGTCGGACAACACCACGTCGAACACCAGGACGGCCGCGAAGGGCAGGGCTGCGCCTACCCACTGCGCCAGGCTGTTGCCCTGGAAATGCCAGTTGATCCAGCCGGAGACGGCGGTGAAGGCGTACATCAGGACCCGGCCGCGCAGCACGGCCCGGCCGTAGATGGACGAGCGGTAGACCAGCACGGAGCAGGCGAACGCGGAGCCGTCGAACGAGCCGGGCACCAACCACGCCGTCACGTCCGTGTAGCCGTGCATCGGGTCCAGGGCGAACCCGTGCAGGCCGACGAACGACGCTGCCCAGCCGGCCACGGCCGCGAGCGCCACGAAGCCGAGCACGAGGCGGGCCAGGCGGATGCCGGACAGCCGGGGCAGACGCCGTTCGTCGCTCATCGGTAGTCCTTCGGGTTGATGATCTCGAATCCCCTCAGCCGCTTTCTGCGTTCGAGGGGAATACGGATGAATGTCCAGATGACGTAGCCCACGAAGGTACCGACCGAGACCGCCCACCAATCCCAGGTGATCGACACGGCGAGTACCACGAGTGCGGCCAGTACCACGGTGGTCCTCATTGCAGCATTGTCGCATGTTCCCCCACGTAAAACGGGGTACTGAGTACCACCCGAAGATCCGCCGTAGATAAAGGGTTGTGCCCCGTGGCATCGGGGGGGTACATTCGGTCTCACCGGGGCAGATTTGGCCCCCGAAAGCAGGAGGACACGAGATGTCGAACATCACCGCCGCAGAAGCCATCGAGGGCACCCGCAACGCGAACATGGAAGATCTGGTCGCGATCCTGCGGACGCAGCAGGCCCTGAAGGTGGACGTGGTTGCTCCGGCCGAGACCCTGCGTGTCAAGGACGGCAGTTTCGTTCTGTCCGGCCTGGACCCGGAGATCACGGACGAGGGCGTGACCGACCCCAACGGTTCCTACCGTCCCACGGCTGCGGCCGATGGTGACGTGGCCGAGAAGCTGGGCATCGGTGGGCGGTACATCCGCAAGCTGCGGTCGGAGCGCGTCGACCTGTACGACCTCAACGTCAACGGCTTGCTACGGGGCAAGAGCCGGCGCCTGGTGTCGGGGGAGACCGAGGTCATCCACCCGGCAGACAGCCGCTCGTTCCTCCTGCGCCTGTTCCGGGGCGAGGACGGCAACGAGGGCGTGCTGCGGGCGATGCTGTCCGACCGCTACGGCCGGGTTGACCACCTGGATCTGATCATGGCGGTGCTGTCCGGCATCCGCGACGCAGGTGTGGACGTGCAGATTCGCGAGTGCGACCTGACCGAGTCCTACATGCGTGTGCGCGCGTTCTCGCCCCAGGTGAGCGCGCTCGCACCGACACTGCTGGGCAACTACCGCAACCCGTTCGCCAACCCGGAGATGGAGAAGGCTCGGCAGGAGATCTCCCGTTGGACGCGCATCGCGGACAACGAGGGCATGGGCTACGACAACGGCGAACTGGCCAACCAGGTCGTGTTCGCGGGATTCGAGTTCAGCAACTCCGAGACCGGCTCGGGCAGTGTGCGGTTCGCACCGCGCATGTTGGTGCGGGTGTGCAAGAACGGTCTGACCTTGCCGGCGTTCGCCGTCAAGCAGACGCACCTCGGTGCCCGGATGGATGAGGGCTGGAATTTCGAGGTTCAGGGCAAGGCGCTGGAGGTCATCACGGCGCAGGCCAAGCAGAAGGTAACCGAGTGGCTGTCGCCAGACTTCCTGGCCAGTCGCGTCAACGAGATCGAGGCCAAGGCTGGTGCCGAGGTCTCCGAACCGGCCAAGACGATGAAGGTCGTTGCCAAGCGGTTCGAGCTGAGCGAGAC